CGAACTTTTTTGTTATCACGTGTTCTCATTTCGGTAAACGTGTGTGCGGGTTGTTCATACCATTTTTGGCATTCAGTTAGAAACAGGTCAAAGAGTCACGTCCCATCTGGACGAGGTGTTAGAAATAGTTTATGCAGATCCATCTTGAGCTCTAAAGTTTTGGACAAATTGAATCCATTTTAGATAAACATAGGTGGAACAGTACGATCATACGCCGGCCAGTCTGCTTTTGAAACACCCGCATCTACTTTTTGATTCGCCATTCCTTCAGCGTTCTTGCGAGAGACACCCATCGCAATAATGATATATCCTGCAGTCAGTAGTGTTGAGGTCACAATATCACGAGTGGCAATGAAACATACAGCAAAAATGGCAATACGCCTCAGTAGAAGGTTTCTAGAATATTCATCTGGACTTCCACTGAATTCATCCACTAAATACTTAGATCCAATATTCAAGACGATCATCATGACACCGATGAAAAACTTATTAGTATTCAATGCCTCAAGGTAGTCAATCATTGTTAAAGAATGAGATTAAACACTTCCAACGGTAGAAGACATTCCCATTGATGGTTGGACTCCTGAGGTGCTAGGAGGAGACACAGGTGGCATTGTGGGCATCGGTGTAGTCATAGGAGCAGTGCTGACCGATGAATTAGGAGGAGGCATGCTCACACTGGCTCCAGGCATGCTTCCTATGCTTGCTTCAGGTGGAGGTACACTTCCTGACATGGAAGAAGTAGGTTTGCATTCCTTTGCAACTGAATCATAGGCATATCCATCGGGGCATGTGCAAGTAGGTTGAACAGTTGTAGTAGGAGTTGTAAACATCTCAAGATTAGCGCTAGCGCATCGGACGTATGCAATCACCAATAAGAGTGCCACAGGGCAACTAATGTACTTGTGAACATACACAATACCCGCGAGTCCAAGCGCCTTGCCTACAGGTGTAGAAAGCAAATCACGGACAATTTGAAGACTTGGAACAAACGCAAGGTAGGCAATCAGGACGCCGATGACGATCCATTCATTTCGTGAAGACAGCATTTATAGTTCCCCCATATTTTTCTGTGTTTCTTTGAACAAGTGAGAGTATGAACTACTCAAGTTTAGAAGATGCTTTTGGAACGCCCTTTGGTCAACGTGTTCCTGTTACTGTAACGAAAGAACAGGCGGAACCGCCTAAGAAGAAAGAAGAAAACAAAAATAAAGAATTGATTGAATCTGTTTCAAAGACCTTACCACTAGATACTAATCCAGAAACCGAATCCTTTAATGCCACGCCTCAACATTTGAAACCAAAACCCGATGCACCTTTGGATCCACGATTACCGGCGTTTCGTGACCGTGTTCGCGAACATTTTGGTATGAATGGAGGAGGAGGCGATGATTCTAAATTAGACCGTATTTTAAGATTGATTGAACAGAACCGAACAGGATATGCGCCAGCAGCAACTCAGGATATGCTCCTGTATATTGCAACGGGTGTGTTTTTCCTATTTACCTTTGATACCTTTGTGTCACTTGGAAAAGCTATGCGTGGACGCTAAGCGCGGTCGCTAGGACGTAGTCGGGTTGAAAGACTTGAGAACTGATCAAATCCGTTGTCAAGATACTCAATCTCGAATGTCAAACAATAGTTAGCACCATTTACATTAGATGATGCTGCGTTTGATTGATCCGATGTCCAATAAAGAAATCCTTGTCCACCTTGTTGTGAATGGAGGCGAGTGCGAATACGAAGACGATCTAACTTTCCAATTGGAGGGTTGAAGTATGCCTTATTCTCCTGACCAGAGTGATCGTTGTATTCAATAAAGTTTGTTGTACGACCAATAGCAAGTGTATTTGAAACAAGAACTGCCTTTGAATAAGTAGTATTAGCTATCTTTGCAAAGAAACTATCAGGGAATTGAGATTTATTCCCTGCAACTGCAGTCTCGTCTCCCTTGTTTAGACCTTCAATATCAACTAAAAAGTAATTTGGCATTGCATTTCCACTGATAGTAACTGCTGTATCACTATAAGTTCCAGAAGGAATGTTTTGTCCATTTGAATAGGAATGAGTAAGTGCACTTTCAAGTGTAGGAAACTCAGCACTCATAAGACGAAGAGATACAACTTTCTCATAGACGCGAGGCAAATAGACAACGAACTCACCATTTGTATAGTAAATACCTGTATCACGATCTGCTGAATCTACATGAAGCACCTTCTTTACGGTGCGTAATTCAGTCGTCGGAACAGACGTTGAAACAATGCTTCCACGATAATCAAAGTTCATTGTTATTGGCTGTGAGATAAATCTTTATCCGCTGTCCGCCATGTTTTTCCATGAAGCACGAATGAATACACACGCGCCATTCCCCACGCTTCTTGACTTGCTCCTGGACGATGACCTGTTCTCCACGCAGCCATTCCGCGGTTATACACTTTTTTCAATATGCCTTCAGAGACACCGGTTGCCTTAGCGATTGCGGGAATACCCTTCACGCCTGGATACTTCTTATGAAATCGTGTTGTATAGGATGAGGGGCGACGCTGTGTTCCCTTGTCGGTTTTGAAGGATTTGTACGCTTTTGGATCTTTCCAAGACATCTTAGACCTACGTGTGATTTCACGCTTACGTTGTGCTTTGCGACGAGTAGACAAACCACGATAGTATTTAGGGGGCCACAGCATTGTATTTCTACGTTTAAAAATAAGAATGGGTGATTCAAGTAGTGTAGATGTTGGAAAAGATGTTCATTGGACGCCTCGCCTAGAGGAATATTTTGCTCAGACCGGTGAGAAGGCAAGTGGTCTTGCTTGGGTTCACAAACGATGCGAACAAATCTATAATCGTCAAAAGACGTATATTGACTTGCCCGTTGCAATTGGATCCGCTATTACTGGTTTTATCAGTGTGGGTTCTACAACGATGTTTGCAGGACAACAACAGACAGCGTCCATCGCATTAGGTGCTGCGTCTTTATTGGTTTCTATTTTGAACACGGTTGGGTCGTATTATGGTTGGGCAAAAAGGGCAGAAGGACATCGCATTTCAGCAATCCATTATGCAAAGTTGTATCGTTTCCTCGCGGTTGAATTGACACTCCCCCGAGACGAACGTATGACACCCACTGCGTTATTGAAGTATGTGAAGGACCAATATGACCGACTTGCTGAAGTCAGTCCTTTAGTACCTGATTCAGTTGTGGATGAATTCAAGTCTAAGTTTTCTAAGTATACCGATGTGTCAAAACCTGAAGAGACCAATGGACTCCATAAGATTGAGATTTATGCAGATGACCGTGTATCATCGCCTTCACCCTTTACATTGGATGCGGCACCAGGTCTTACATTACGAACTCCTAAACCTCCCACGGAGAAACCCGTTTCGGTTCCGGTGGTGAAGGTTCACCTCCCAACGACATCCGATTAACCGTATAGTTACGTTTGCGATACAATGTATTTCTCTGACCAAACTGACGACGAAACTGAGGGTCCACAATGTCTATAATCAAAGGATGAATCGTTCTCTTTGATTTTTCAACTCTCAGAATACGACCAACAATTTGGTCAATGTCTGGACGTGGTGTTGCCATGACAAGAGTGTTTAAAGTGGGGACGTCAAATCCTTCTTTACACATTGAATAGGTAGCAATCAGAATCTTTTTATCAGAACAAAACTCGGTTCTCTTTGCAGAAGATACCTTCTGAGAGAGAATACAAGCAGTTTCTTGAATCGCAGGAGGCAGTCCTTCTAAGATTGCTTTACAATGTTCTACACGATCGGATAAGACTAACACTTGCCTTCCTTCTTCACATATATCTTCAATGATTCCACATAACCATTTAGTTCTGTCTTCACATTCAGCAAGTTTATTGATCATAATTGGAACTGAAACAAACCCTTGAGAACTCAAAACTACTTCATTAAATTCAGGATCGGTGTTCTGGTATTCAAAGACTTCTACAGTCACTTTACTATCCACTGAATCTCCTGTTTCAGATTTGTATAATAAGGGTCCAAGAAACCAGTTAATGACATGCATTAGTTTGTCTTTTCGGTCAGGAGTTGCCGATAATCCTAACATGTATTTCGAGGTGATTTTGGGAAGTGCCTGAACAAACACCTCTGAAGCAATATGGTGGCACTCGTCCACAATGACCAATCCGATCGGTTTGAAGAGATCACCATTTAAGTCCTTCATAGAAAGTGTTTGGAGCATAACTATCACAACGTCCCGGTCGGCAACGTCACAAATATCTGCTTGCACTCGTCCAATTCTTGCTTTAGGTAGAAAGGACTTGATACGGTCTTCCCACTGGTCTCTAAGAAAGGTATTGTGAACAATCACAAGTGTAGGAACTCGTAGTTTTGAGGCAATGTACAAAGCACAAACTGTTTTACCTCCTCCTGTATGAAGTGAAATGATTCCATCATGAGGTTCAGGTAATAAGAATGAGTTTACAACAGGAAGTTGAGCAGGGCGAATGGATCCAGAAAATTCCCAATGTTTTGCAGGTGTTTCAGGAACATCTCGTTTGGAAGGAACCGGTCCAAACTTATCAATTCCGTAATGTTTAGGGAGATACAGGTGGTTTTTGTCCTCGTGATACACTGGATACCGAGGCACTGCGTGGGGGTTAATTAATGAAAAGGGTTTGACCATAAGCGCCTTCTTGATAGAAGCATCGTTTGCGGTCTTTGCAATTTGATATCCATTGATGGTCAACATTCTACCTACACTAGTTATACATTTGTTGGATTCATTTTATTGGGTCTCAGTGACTTGAGTCATAAGTGCAGTCTCAATGGTTTCCATGATGATTTCATAAGAGGAATCAAAATCCATGAAATCGTAAAGAATGGAAGGAGATGTCACAGGAGACACTTGAATTTCATTCCATGGTTCCTTGTCAATCTTAAGTGAGTCCATCAAGGTCTCAATGTAATTGTGAACCTCAGACAATGTCATTCTAAAGGTGAACTTTGGAGTACTCTGTAGATCACATGGACAATAAATAATCTTAAACAATCCAGTGGATACCTCACGGTAAATTGAAAAGGTCTCATCACGTCTGTTCGTCTTAGAAATTAACCAAATCTTACAGACAAGCATTTTTACTATACTTATAGATACCCATGTGTGTTTAAATACCTCTATCATCGTCGTCAAATTGGTCAGGTTGTGTATAGTCTCTTCCATCATTGTTTGCAGCATTTGAGTAATCTCCATACTGTCCACGTTCAACCATATCGTCTACAATAGGAACTTCACCTTGGTCTTCAAAATCAACGGGTCGTCCTACACCTACTTCTGGATCCTCAACATATTCAGTTTGAGACATCTCCTTTGCAAATAATGCTCTGTCTTCGCGTGTAATAATTGTAGGCGCAAGACCTCTATCAATAAGGTCCTTTGTGATTTCACGCTCTGTGTCGGTCATCAATCTGAGTCGGTCTGTAAAGGTAATACGTTCTTTTGCTCGTAAAGTATTCAATGTTTGCTTTGAAGTTTTGAGATCTGCAGTTAAGAGCAATAACGCAATATCCGTCTTAATCAATCCATCCAATTTAGTTTGAGTTAATGGATCCTTTCCAATCTCTTTGAGAACTTCATAGACATATCCTTTTGTAATATCACGAAGGTCATCCTTCTTCTGTGTAGAGTCAATACTCCTTGCCGAACTAGGAATTGCAAATGAATCGGTTAATCTTCCCAACAACAATGAATTTGTATGCCAATCCTCTGCTGCCAATGTCTTACCCATTTTTAGACGTTCTAATACCTTTTTATCCTTTACGTTCAAACTAACAGGAGTTACTCGTTCAGAGACTGACTTTACGATCAACTTACGAATACTCTCTTGAGTCACAAAATGATTCAATCCAGTTCGCAATGGAACTTCAGGTTGACGAAGTTTAGGAGGTCGTGCTGAAGTCCAATACACTCGTGTAGATGGACAGACAGGTGGACGTACAATCGTTCCAAACGCTTCTTTGGATGGAACCACTAAGGTTCCTGGAATCATAGACGAAGGAGGTACAGATACCTCTACTGGAATCACTGCCTTTGCTTGTTCTAAGGATTCACGTAATGGTTGTGACTGACGCAACAGTGTATCCAAAACACCTTGGGTAAGTGTCTTGACCTTTGAAGGAGCGTTCAAAACGAGACGCATAGTTGTTACACTGGAACCCTTGAATGAAGTTGGATATGCTTCAAGTGTCTTAGACAAAACCAAGACCATACTGTCTAGAATTGTGTATCCTTCGGGTTTGGGAGCATCTCGTGGATAACCACTCAAGGTCAGAGGTTTACTTCCAAAGGATCTTCGTGGAACTAGTGCAGGAACATGAGATTGTAATAACAAAATCATCTGAGCAATGCCTGCAATGCCTCCATAGTCTTTGAGAGCAGTTGCAATTCTACGTCCCAAATCTAAGATTGGAAGAACACGGTCAATCTCAGGAACTACATGCAACAATGAAATCAACATAAAAAAGACTTCATCCGATGGTCTGGACATATCAAAATATGTCTTCAAAGAAGATAGACTCTTTACATGATCTGTAATTCCTATTCCTTTGAATGAATTCACTTGTAAGGTCCCTGCATGTTTGATGACTCTTCCTCCATCATTAAACTCTTCTTGATCTTCCAAAACTTGTGAACTCACATGTTCACCGCAAAAGGTACACACTCTAAATCCATCTACCTTTGAAGTCCACTTATCATAGAAAGCGCTTGAATCTCTTGCAAGGTCTCCTGCTAGAATTGCTAGAGTATGTCTACACACTAAAAAGAGTCCATTTGAATCTACATAAATCTCTTTCTCTAAAAGCGCTTCGTGAATTAATTCTTGAACGTCTCGTAATTTATCTTCTTGAAACCGATTCATATCCTCTAGAATTGCTACAATGTCTTTTCGAAGTTTAGAAGTGTCTTTCTGAGGTTTTAATGTAAGTTTCTTCTCTTTAGGTTTTGCTTCTTGAATTACACGATGTGTCTTGAGTGCATCCACATATTCCTTATAGAACTCTGAAATACCTTGATTCGTCCATTGAATACGTCCATTATATCCTTCTCGTTTTCGTTCTTGCTTAATGAGTTCAAGAGGAACACATTGATAAGTAAACTTTTTACCGTCCCAATTTCTTCGCAAGGTTCCACGAATTGAAAAGTCTTGAAAGTCTAATCCCATCAATTCACATTCTTCAATGGTTGTTTTAGGATATTCAAATTTAGAGTCTGAACCAGGAATGAGACCTACAGTTCCATTCTGTCCTACTTGTGATAAAAGCATATAAATCAATAACTCACCTCCATCCAATTGATCCATTAACCATTGACGAACGGCAATTGCAGGAAAATATGGATTGTAATGTTCTAGAAGTTTATCGGAAGGTTTATCTCCTTCTGACTTTGGAAAGTCAAGAGCAGCAGGTTCAGGTTGACTTTTAGATACTTCAACAGGTGGAAATCTAGACTTCCATGAATCCCAAGGAATATCTGCGAGTTTGATATCGTAAAGTTTCAAATACTTCATTCCTTCACCGTATGGATCTGAAGTCACTGGAACTCCATGAGTCAATACAGTATCCAAATCAGGAACAATGTCTGATAAAGGTGCTGTGCTTTCAATCAATATAGCGTCTGCAGAACTAAAAAATGGGTGTCCAGGTTTTGGATTTGGAATTGCATAAGGACGTTTCTCTGCATAATATCCAATCGTGTGAATTTGATCGGATGTATTTGGCATTGGAATTTCAAGAATGTCGTATCGTCCATCTTCATGTCGTTGTGTACGAGAATACGTAAAGGTAGGAACTGCACGAATTGGGTCTTCTCCTTGAGTATTTACAAACTCCTGTATATGTGTGAGAGGATAGGGTATACCTTCTCGTTCAGTTTGAAATGGTTTGGGTAAAGCAGTAATCATAGAACGATAGAACTGAGGTGTTCGTAACCTTGCTTCTTCATACAATGGCATCCAAGATTGTTCGTAATTGTAGGGTCTAAGTTCAGATGAAGCGTAGACTGGACGAATCCAGGGGAATACAGTTCCAGCTGTAGATTTTCGTAATTCATAAGTATCTGCCGTTGGAACAATTAAATCCAAATATAAACTTCTAAGTTTCTCTACTTCATTCTTCAAGACTTCAAGAGCAAACTTAGTCGTTCGTCCTCTTGGAATCAGTTTTTCATACGCATCACCTACCTGCTCATCTAACGTAAAAAACCGAATGGGTTCAGGACGTTGAATGGTTTCATCAAATTCAATTGAATCTTCAATAATCTGGAACTCTGAGGGTTCAAACGTGAATAACTCACTCATTATACTGTCTTAAGAATGCTTTCACAGAGAGACACCGCTTGGGTCTTGAATTGTTCAATGATTTTCTCCGGGGCAACCTGAGTATTAAATCTGACAATCATCTTGGGGAGTAGTGGATGCACAATACGATAGGAGACATACTCCACTGTGTGAAGTCCACCACTGTAGAGAAGACTCTGCGCTAATGCTCCAATTGTGTGTCCATCTTCTTCAGTTTCAATTGAGAACCAATTTCCCTCTTCACGTAAGATTGGATTCTCACACCACGTTTCAATCTTTGCCTTATAAATCGCAGCTGCTTGCTTGAGCAGATCCTTTGCAGGAGTCACCCCAATACTCTCTACTGTAAAGTCAAACCAGTAAGGACGTCCATTCGTATCTCGTGCATAGGAACGTTGAATTTCATAATTGTCAAAGATTTTTCCAAGTGTTGCTCGTTCTGCTTCATCTTCACCTGCTTGAGCAATATACTTCATCTTGTCATCCACTGCTAACTCTGGATCAATGTGGTTCTTGAATGTGGATACACAGACTTGTGAAGCGCCCTTAGTTTGCACTGCAAGTGACGCCTTTACATGAATAGACTCAGAGGGTTGAAGAGTCATAAAGTAAAGTGGAGTATCCAAATCACGATCTTTCAATAATACGTTGGTACGTGGACCCTGAACTGCAAAGTCATCGGTCGTAATTTCTACAGGACCCTTGCGAGTAAGGTCTGGCGTGGCAGGTGGAAGAAATCTTAGTTCAAGTTTAGTATCACGAATAACTGCTATCTCTGTCGGCAAGACATTGATTGGAAGCATCTCCACTCTGTGCTTGAGCATCTCATGAATCATCTTGGTTGAATTGTCTAAGATCTCTACATCACGAACCACTACTGTTGGAATTTCAGATAACAGGATACGGCGAAGACCATTCACAAATGCGATGGGAACGTTCTTGAACTCAGCGTCTAGGCGGTAGCCATTTTTAGAAAGATTAAAGGACTCCATTGTATCTACTTACTCTTTCGTTAGACCTTATCCGTTTTTTTCAAACTAAACATCAACGAGATGAATAACCAACCGATTCTCTTTTATAGCACACGATGTTCCCATTCTCAGCAAATTATTCAGACACTCAAAGGTCTCAAGAAGGAGAACTTGTGTCGTATGTTTCCGATTGATGGCAAGCAACGCTCTGAGTTGCCACCTTTCTTAAAGAGCGTGCCGACACTCTATAATCCAGAGACCAAGGATGTCTACATTGGCAAAGATATCTACGCATATATTGCAAAACCTGTGACTGCACGTCGTGAAGTTCCTACACAACATCAACCTCAAGTTGCTGCTGCACAACCTACTGGTTCTAAACTCAGTGCTCCAGGTGGAAATGAAGGAGTTCAAGAATGGTCTTTTGCTTCAGCAATGGGATTCTCAGATTCCTATTCAAGTTGGGATGCGCCTACTAAGTTCGTAAGTGATGAACTTCACTACACTTACATTGGTAACAGTCAATATACACCTCCTGCTCCTGAACCACAGACCAAACAGAGTTACGATGGAAATAAGGATGGACGAAACGGCGACCTTGCATCCAGAATGGAACAAATGCAGAAACAAAGAGATGCCGAGTTCGCCGGTCCCGTGCGTCAGTAAGTTTACACATTCTACTAAAGTATAAAGTAATGTCTAAGAAGATCTTTATGGACGCATTTTTCACCCAGTTTCATGAGTTTATGGGACAACTCATACAAGTGTTTCCAGAGGATCCTGATTTCACGGTCTACGATTCAGGTGTCATGATGCTTCAAAAGGTCAATCCCGGACTGGTTCTTGCAGAGTTTATTAAGCACGTGACTCCCTTTGAAGAAATCATTCGTGCTAAGAACTCTGACTTTTTCATTCAAACTCAAATCTTTATTTTTGATCCAGAGAACACCATGGAACAAGTCATTCAAAAACTCAAAGCTTATTGGGTCGGATTATCCGATTCCAATAAGGAGTCTATTTGGAACTATATCATTTTGCTTCTAGATATCTCCAAGAGGTGTGTTTGATTCTTCAATTCCATACAATCCTTTTGAATTGAGTGACACCAATTCAGCAACAGCTGCTTCAGGATTTCCAAAGTTCTGAAACAGGATTCGAATTGCTTCTGCAGGTGACCATTTATCATCTAAGGATGGATCCTCTGGAATGTGAACATCCTGTTCATAGAATGCATCTACCATTTCTTTTAGAACAGCACGACTACAATTCTTGAAATGAACAATCATATCGACACGACCCGGACGAATCAGGGCTTTGTCAATACGTTCAGGATAGTTGGAAGAGAACGCAATAATACGACCATTGGCTTCAAGAGTTCCATCAAGAAGATTCAACAAAAACGATAAGTCAAAGGTATCCTTTTCATCTTGCTTACGATCACCAAAGGGATCTTCCTCTTTCTTTTTCTCTTCAACCACAGGTTTCTTCCATTCGCGACGAAGAACCACATCACCCATTGCGTCAATGTCTTCAATCACATACAGACGCTCTGCAACTGGAATGTTATACTTCTCAGTATTCACTCCATTGAATACATGAATTTCATCATTGAAAAAGAGATGTTGAAGTTGTTGTTTCGTCTTGACTTCAGAGAGTTGAATGTTAATGATATGTCTACGTCCAGCATTTGCAATTGCCTTGATACTTGACGTTTTACCCGTTCCTGGTGGACCATGAAACATGAATCCAAGTGTATACGGAATACCCTTCTTCTCATACCAATCACGATGTTCTAGAAAGAATTGAACACGATCACGAACTTGCTTTCGTTGTTCAAAGAAGACATTCTCAAATGTCCTAGTGGTTACAAACTTGGTCTTTGTATACACAAGATGACTACTAGGAAGAGGATTTTGAACAGATCCCTTTGATTTGGTTTGAACCATTTGGTCAAAATAGTAACGATGAGACCCTAGTTTATTTGCCATTCTTCGTTCATAATCTGCATTGCACGTATCAATGAAGGATTGTAAATATTGAACATCGTGTTCATAGCAATACAATTTGAACTTGATGATTTCAGGAGCACCGTCTGTGATCTTAAGATCCATCAATTCAAAGTAGACATCGTTGTCCAAGCAAACGGGTTCAAATTCATTTGGAAGGTAGTCGTGGTTCATAACACTTAACAGACTCTTCATTGCAGGAAGTGTAGTCACAAAGCAGACCACTGCATCCATACGATTAGAATAGACAGTGCTTGGAGTTGTCTGACGATTGTTTGAAGTTTGTGTTTGATTTCCACGTTCGCATGTGATAGACGCTCTAGGTGTTCTTAAAGCAGAGTGTGGAACTTCTACAGCACTTCCCGATTTTCTCCGTCTGCAACAGAATGAGGATGTCCATGCTGACCATGTAGGGAATGTCTTGACTGCAAGTTCAAATCCATTGAGTGCCAACATGTTGAACAATGGATTTTTAGTAGATGGCATTTGGAGCATCATCTGAGTCTTGAGAAGTTCATTGAATTGCATCCTTTATACTACGCCATACGATGTAATGCATTTGTCTAACGTAGCACCCGTTTGATGAACTGGTTTTGTGCGTCTGAGTCTTAATTCCTTGGATGCTTTATCCACGGTGTCTTGAGACAAACTGACGAACTTCTTTACATCACGAATAGGTCCTTGCACATTCATCGTTGGAACGTGTAGACGAAGGGGTGGAAGTTGTAAAGCAACCATATCTTCACTTGTTGAAATGTATTCTCGAAACTGCTCAATATCTAGTGGTCCTCCAAACATTCTAAGCATATGACGGTGAGGCGAAGGTGTCAGAGTTTTGTTAACATACAGTGAACGGTATAAATCAGTCAACAATGCATGACGAGACCATCGTATTACATCGGATATGTAGACATCGCCGTAGAGATAGGCAAGTGCACATTCAGGAGAACAATAGTTTCCTTCACAAGTATACATGTTTTCATAAGCGTCATAACTCACAGGTAGAACAGTTGCTTTCCAAGGAAATGGATGACAACACCACATACATGCAGTCGTGGCACCATAGGAAGAATATCGTGTTCGACTCAAGATGTCTTTCATAGTTTCTGTATTAAATCGTTCTGCTACACGTGAAGTTTCAACGGTGGACAAAATATCAGCATAGTTTGTGATTGTAGAAGGTTCGGGCGTACCAGTTTGTGCAAGTTCTACATAACCAGGCGTGCTTCCAGCAGGAACTGGAAGGTCTTCTTCTACTGGAAGTCTCAATGAGAAAATCACAGGAGCTTCAGGAAGATGTTTCTTAGGAGGCATTACTTTCTTAAAGTGGACTCAGTGAAAACCCAAGACGTAAAAAACGAACAGGAGTTGGACAAAGCATTCAATATACCAAAATGACAGACCTTTCTACCGCTTATCAACGCAAGACGCATCGTGAACATATCCTTGACCTACCTGATACCTATATTGGAAGTGTGACAACTACAAATGAAGAAGTATTCCTTCGTGATGAAGATGGATTCAAAGCAGAAACAATTCCAGTCAATCCTGGATTCTACAAATTGATTGATGAACTTCTAGTCAACGCACATGACCAAGTTGTTCGTCTACGCAGTCGCCAGTCAACGAATCCAGTCAAGAACATTGACATTGACTGTGGAGCAACGCTCTTCAGTATCAAGAACGATGGTGAACCCATTGATGTTGCCGAGCACCCTGAACACAAAACATGGATTCCACAGATGATCTTTGGAGAGTTGTTGACCTCAACAAACTACGACAAGAATGAAAAGAAACTAGTGGGTGGAAAGAACGGTTATGGTGTGAAACTAGTGAACATCTTTGCAGACGAGATGGTTGTTACAGTAGTGGATCAACCTAGAGGACTGAAGTATAAGCAGAGGTTCCGAAAGAATATGACAGAAATAGAGAAACCGATTGTGACAGAAAACAAGGGAAAGTCAAGTGTCCAGGTGATTTGGACGCCTGATTTCAAGCGATTTGGAATGCAGAGTATTGATGCTGGAATGATGCGATTGATTGAGAGACGTGTCTGGGATTTGGCAATGACCCTTGGAAAGGAAGTCAAGGTGACTTTGAACGGAACAGCAGTAAAGTGTAAGAACTTGACTGACTACGCAAAGGGATTTGGATGCGACACAGTCCTCTACGAAACACCGAATGAACGCTGGCACATTGCGATTGCAGACAGTCCTGTAGACAAGCAGTTCTCAATGTCGTTTGTCAACGGCATCTGGACCTCTAAAGGAGGAACGCATGTAGATGCAGTGACAAACCAAGTGGTGGGACACATTGTAGACTACTTAGAAACCAAGAAGAAAGTGAAAGTCAAACCCAGTCTAGTGAAAGACCACCTCGCAGTGTTTATCACAAGCATGATTGAGAATCCAAGTTTCACTTCACAAACCAAAGAGACACTCACAACCAAGTCAAGTGCATTTGGTTCTAGTCCAAAGTTGAGTGAAGAGTTCTTGAAGAAAGTCGTCTCTAAACTAGCGATTGTTCCCAAACTATTGGAAGCACAATCTGCTAAGGATGCAAAGGACAACTCAAAGACGGATGGAAAGAAACAGTCTAGAATCACAGGCATTCCAAAACTAGATGATGCAATCAGTGCTGGAACTAAAGACTCTGCTAAGTGTACACTGATTCTGACAGAAGGAGACTCAGCAAAGGCAATGGCGCTCTCAGGACTCAGTCAAGAACAACGCAAGTTCTTCGGTGTCTATCCGCTCAAGGGTAAGGTCTTGAACGTCAAAGACACAAGCGATGCAAAGGTGGAACAAACCAAAGAGATTGCTGAACTCAAGAAGATTCTAGGATTGACTTCAGGCAAGAAGTATACGGACGTAAAAGATCTTCGCTACGGATCCATTATGATCATGACCGATCAGGATTTGGATGGGTCTCATATTCGTGGGTTGTTGATCAATCTGTTCCATGAACTCTGGCATGAATTGATTGCGATTCCAGGGTTCATAACCTACATGGCAACACCCATTGTCAAAGCAAACAAGGGCAAGGAGAATCGTATCTTCTATTCTCAATACGAATACGAACAGTGGCGAGAAGGTGAAGGTGCTAAGGGTTGGAAAGTTAAGTACTACAAAGGATTGGGCACCTCTACACGAGACGAAGCCAAAGATTACTTCAGCAAGGTCAATGCAGTTCGATTTGACTACGACGACAACTCAGACAAGTCCATTGACTTGGCATTCAACAAACAACGAGCGGATGACCGCAAGGAATGGTTGAAAGGGTATGACCGAACAAGTTTGATTCCAACTGGAAATCATCTTCCTTACGATGACTTCATTCACAAGGATCTGATTCACTTCAGTTACTACAACTTGGAACGTTCTATTCCAAATGTAATGGATGGACTCAAGACCTCACAACGTAAGATTCTGTATGCGGCATTCAAGAGAAATCTCACTCAAGAGATTCGTGTTGCACAGTTTGCAGGATACGTTTCAGAGCATACAGGATATCACCATGGTGAAGCGTCACTGAATGAGACCATTATTGGTATGGCACAGGACTTCATGGGTTCAAACAATATTCCATGGTTAGTTCCTCAAGGACAGTTTGGAACTCGTATTCAAGGTGGAAAGGACGCAGCATCACCTCGTTATATTCACACCTATCTTCAACCACGCATTCGCAAGATTGTTTGTGAAGAGGACTTTCCGATTCTAAAGTATCGTGATGATGATGGATTACCAGTAGAACCTGAATGGTATGCTCCAGTCTTGCCGATGCTTCTGATCAACGGCGCTCGTGGTATCGGTACAGGGTATTCCACCTACATTCCACAGTGTAATCCGAAGGTAATCAAGGACATGATTATAGATCATTTGAAAAACAGTACTTCACTCTCTACGAAACCACTGACACCCTACTTTGAAGGGTTCAAGGGAACGTATACTGAGGAAGGTGTGATGGGTGTATTCAAGAAGGTCAAGGACGAGTATATTGTTACTGAACTTCCACCAGGTACATGGACAGCAGACTATCGCGAGTGGTTGGAGAAGGAACTTGCAGAAGGAAGAATCAAGGACTTTACGGATACATCTACCGATCAACAGATTAACATCGTGATCAAGGGAATTGATGAGAAGGTACTTGTGAAGTCTTTGACTGAGAAGGTGAAGACAACAAACATGCACGCCTTCAATCACAAAGGAATCATCACCAAGTATGCAACACTAAATGATATTCTAGAGGAGTTCGTGACAGTACGTCGTGGACTTTATGAAGATCGTCGCAGACATCAACTTGGAGTCATTGCTGCAAAGTTACCGTATCATGAAAATGTAGTCCGATTCATCAAGGATCAGATTTCAGACAAACCTAAGGTAGTTCTCAAGAAGAAGTCATTGAAAGAGTGCGATGAAATCTTGAAACAGAATCAGTATGAATTGATCAATGACAGTTACGACTACATTCTAAGTCTTCCTGTATCCGCCTTTACACTAGAGAAGATCAAGAAGCATGAGGATGACAGAATTAACTTGAAAGTTCAACAGGAGGATTTGGAGAAGACAACGTGGCGTGAGATGTGGCTCGCGGATTTAGAGGTTATATAATAAGAAGACCATGAGTAATTATTTGGATCTACTCGTCCAACAAGACAAACTAGCACGAAGCAGTTATTCTTATGACCCACGTGTAGCGATGAACCAAACACGTATGTTGGGGTCCATTGAACCTTTTTCAAATGGAACTAAGGACGAAATACCTACTGTATCGTATACAGATCAAATTGTAGGTTCACATTCGGACTCAGCAATTGTTCAGAATTCTCCAGATACTGTTGGTGTCAAACGGTATATTGTGATTGATGCATCTCAACGTGACTTTGTCAAGCAACCTAATCCTTTTTCAAATCTAGTGTTCACATTTGGAACACAGAACACTTCATCAAGTAATCCACCAGTCTATTCAAACAATCCATTTGTTCCTACGTTTGCAGATGAACAAACCGCACTTCCATCACCCATTCCTGGAATTCCAAATACACGTGGATGGACATTTTCAAATACACCATATCCTGCATATAACTCAAGTATTCCTAATGGAAACTTTATTGGGTATGATCTTGGATATTCAATTCAACCTTCTGGATCTGGATTTGGAAGCGTCTTTACACCTTGCAATGTATCCTCTGTTCGTCTTGTTCGTGCAGTGATGCCTCAACGTCAATTTTTAAGTTTACCCATTGTTCCTGTAGGAGATGGTTCAGATATTTCAACTAAAATTCAAGCGTCTTTACCAGGTACATCCTTTTCGACGTTTGCTACCTATCCGTATCTGATGCTCTACCTCAACGAATACTTTGGACAGTATGTAGGAGGAAATGAACCCACACGTCGTTCCTTTTCAGTCATGACTCAAAAACAAAGACAACAAATTGCATTCACATCTAATTCATTAGGTGTTCAACAATTTGACTATGAACCATGGGGAGGGGAATCTTTACAGTTACAAAGTCCTATTACAAACCTTCAGCGAATTCAAATCAGTGTATCGGATCCAATTGGAAATATTTTTACTCACTTGGATAACTTGCAAATCTCACTGATGCAAACAGACTCAAACAAGATGTTTATCAAATGCTTTACTCCGGCGTTCAGTTATTTCAGTGGTAATGAAATGCGTATTGGTGATCGTATCGTTTTTTATCCTTCTACCATTTCCAATATGATGAAGTCACAGTATCTTGCTGTTCAAAATAGCGATAAACGTAAATTTATTGAACAGTTGTTAATAGGAACGTTTCCAATTCTTGAGTTACTAGATTATGTTGAAAATCCAGAAACAGGTATTTGGGGACCACGAACAGTTGCACGTACAGTACCCTATATTTCTTCCTATAACGGGTTTGTCATTCCTAACTTTTTCACGGTAGGAGATGAAGGAAATGTGTCTCCTACCTTTCCAAATTCAATTGATAACGGAACTTTCACAATTCTGGAACCTAACTCACTTGTAGGGTCTAACCTTGAATTTATGAATGCAACTCTTCAACCTGTCTACACTCTTGAACTTGAAATTCGTCAACCAGACACAGGCAAGATTGGTGGAAAGATTGTCTTGTAACAAAGCAATGGAACTTTCGGATTTTTATACACAGACTGCGATTGCCAATGCTCCCAAACATACAGGTCGTCTACCTCTGAGTGGAGACGAAGAGCGATCTACTTTGCCTCCATATACATTGACTGCACAGGAACCCTATGTGGTTCCATCCCGTGTTGCTGAGAAAATGCAATACCGTCATGAAAGCACTCCTCTCAACAGCGTGTTTTTCAGTGAAGACAATATTGAAAACCTTCAGAATGCCATTGCTTCTGCTGTCTTCCAAATGAGCGGAACTAAGCAATACGTAATTGGTCGTCAAAGCGACGCTGATTTGAAAACCATCATGCGATCCTATTACCTTCAGTATGCTCAGAATGATCCATCTCGTGTTGCTGAAGAATTAGAACTCTTGAACAATCGCGTCATTGGATATTCTGCCAACAATATTTTAGTAGAGATTGAGTCCTACAAATACTACTTGAAGGACATCATGGATTTCCCTGCACCCATTGAACGTCCAGTCATGACAAACATCTATGGAACGCGGACAGGTGAACTGAAATCCTTTTTTTGAACTAAGTAATGCTCATTCGGTTTAATGACCGTATCTTTTTACACGAAACACAATGGTTTATTTGGGAATCCTGCTTAGGTTTGTTTCGTCCTATTGATGGATATGCATGGGATGGAACAGCATATCGTGTCTTAGACACAACCTATTGCAAAGACCCTCTGTCTAAAACGTACTGTTTCGGAACTGCTGAAATGTTTGCAAAGTGTGTTGAAGTATCTAAGAAATATGAACCTAGTTTTCCTACTGTACCAACTTCTTCCTATCTTGATATAGGAACTCCCACTTGGTTTCGTGATCGCCCTATGACCTTCACTTCATGTGCTCCTCGTGATGCCTTATCTTGGAAACGATGTGTCAATGGACATTCACGCACCTGTAAACAACGTTCAAAAAAGAGATTTACAAAACGCAACCTTTAAGAAGAGAAGGAATGCGGGTCAATATTATTGGAAATACAAACTCCTTGGGTTTAGCTCAAGACATCCATATCTTACACGGTATGGTGTATAACACGTTGGGGAAGGAGACGCTCATTCGTCACGTTCCTCATTTTCACCCACAATGCGAAGAAGCTGAGATCAACTTTTTTGTAGAGTCCATCAATCCATCCTTGTTTCACTATGCTTCCAAGAACATTTGGATTCCTAATCCAGAATGGACACAAAAAGTATGGCAACCTTATGGACGTATGGTGGATGAGATTTGGGTCAAGACACTTGAAGCACAGAAATTGTTTGAAGAGTGGGGAACTGTTCGATATATTGGATGGACTTCAATTGACAAGACGGTTCCAGAGAAAAAGGATTATACTCGCGCTCTAGTTCCAGCAGGTAAGAACATATGGAGGAATCCTAAACCCATTGTTCAAGCGTACATGCGTATTCAAGAGTCAAGTCCTGAAGTCTATTCACGTCTTCCAGTGGTTGACTTAGTGTGTTATGACATTCAGTTTCCAAAGATTCCAGAGAAGGTTTCTGATAAGTTTAAAGTACATTCCTCAAGACTTTCTGAAAAGGAGTATGATACATTGATGGCAGAGTGTGGACTTTTGATTTGCACTTCGGCAGCTGAAGGGTTCTGTCATGCAGTCAATGAAGGTATGTCTGCAGAATGCAATCTTCTATTAAGTGTGATTGAACCTTTTGAAGAACTTGCACCCTACGCTCTTTGGGCGTCTACTTCTAAAACAGTCCCTCATCCGGAATGTCTTGGTTATTTAGTGGATGTAAATGTGGATGCAATTGTAGATGCATTGGAGGTTTATGTCAAAATTTCCCATCACGAAAGGAGAGAGAAAAGTCGTAAATACCGAGAATGGTATGAGTTTCGTCATCAGAAATTCTTGAAGACGATTACTGAAGCAATTACAGACGTAACAAAGGATGTTGGAACCTATTCACTTGAGGGACAATTACCAAAAGAAGAAGACCTTCCACACATTTCAGTGATTACAATTACTCGTGACCGTCGCCCGTTTATTCCGTTAGTCAAGTATGGTTTGATTGCGCAAACCTATCCTGTTGACAAGATTGAATGGGTAGTAGTGGATGATGGCGATGACCCGATTAAGGATTTGGTTTCTGATGTTCCAAATGTAGTGTATGTTCTTACAGACAAAAAGATGACCATTGGTGAAAAGAGAAACCTTGCAGTCTCTCGCGCTTCACATGATATTTTGGTAACGATGGACGATGATGACGTATATCCTAGCAACAGTCTTCTTGCAAGAGTTGCGAATATGTTAGCTAAACCTGAAAAACAATGTCTTTTTTCAACAGTGATTCCATGCTACAACATTCACGAAACCAAATCGTTCATGAATGTACCTCCTATCAAACTTCCTATGTGTGAGCGTGTTTCAGAAGCTACGTTATGCTTCACTAGAGACTTTTGGAAAGAGCGTGGATTTCCTGATCAGCAAATTGCTGAAGGTGGTGCATTCATTCGCGGTCGCGAACAGATGTGCCGGGAGTTTTCTCCTCAGGATGTAATTGTAAGTTTGATTCATAAGCGTAATACGTCATCTCGTAAAGCCCCACCAATGGCTGAACCCAATGGATGTCATTATGGATTTTCAGATGAATTATTCACGTTGGTAAGTGAAATTGGTGAGAGTCTTTAAGCGAAGAAACCCTTTGAGCTCTTGCGAGACCTGCGAGTCTTCTTGCCACCCTTGCGGCTTCGGCGACGAGCGCCTTCTGCGGGTGCTTCAGGAACCTCTGCTGCTTCCTCAACTGCCTCCTCAACCTCACCACCCTTCATCATCTTGAGCGCCTTAAGCATTTTCTTCATCTTCTTGGTCATCTTCTTGGAACCACGGCGACGACCACCGACAGGTGCAGGCATAAGCGCAATTGCACCACCCTTGAGGGGGACTGCGTTGGCCTGAACCTCACCACTCTTTGAAACTACTGGAACAGCTGAAGTAGACATTTGTTTGTTCTAACACCAACACAATTTCTTAAGCCGAGCAAGAAACGCACGAAGGTGGTTCAACAGTAAATTGCTGAGCCTTGGCAGCTGCTTTAGTTCGCAAATAATAACATCCCGTCTTCAATCCTGTCTTCCATGCATAGAAATGCATAGACGATACCTTGGATGGAGTGGGTTCGGCAAGGAATAAGTTGAGGGATTGAGACTGGCAAATAAACGGAGCGCGATCACGAGCAAGATTAATCAAGGTCTTCATTGGAATCTCCCAGACAGTCTTGTAGAGTTCACGAAGATCTTCAGGCAACTCCTTCATACCTTGAATAGATCCATTGTTTGCGATGATCTGAGTTCGAACATCTGAAGTCCATAATCCTAGAGAAACTAAATCTTCAACTAAATACTTATTCACAACCATGAACTCACCTGACAATACACGACGAGAATACAAGTTAGATGTGAACGGTTCAAAGCATTCATTATTGCCTAAAATTTGAGAGGTAGACGCAGTGGGCATTGGAGCAACCAATAATGAATTTCTCATTCCACCTTTGCATTGAATTCTCAAGGTTCCCCAATCTAGATAGGATGTTTCTCTAGGTTGATCGTGCCATAAATCAAACTGCATCTTTCCTTCACTCATTGGAGATCCTGTAAAAGAAGTATATGTATTTTCTGTATCTACAGCAACTCTCCAACCTTCTTCACCATTTGCAAGAATCATACTCGTTTCTGCTGCAGCAAAGTAGATGTTCTCAAAGATTTCGCGATTTACCTTTTCTGCTTGAGGGGATGTCCAAGGAATGCGCATCATTGCAAAGACATCTGCAAGTCCTTGAATTCCAATTCCAATTGGACGATGTCTAAGATTTGAACGCTTACACTTTTCAGTCGGGTAGTAGGTTTTGTCAATGACAATATCCAAATTGCGTGTGAGAATAGCAGTATATTTGCGAAGTGCTTTGTAGTCAAAGACTCCATTCTTGACAAACTTGGGTAATGCAATAGATCCCAAATTACAGACAGCCGTTTCATCTGGAGATGTATACTCAATGATTTCAGTACATAAATTGGATGATTTGATGGTTCCCAAATGTTTTTGATTTGACTTGGCGTTACATGCATCTTTGTAGAGCAAATAGGGTGTTCCAGTCTGAATTTGAGCGTCTACAATCATCTGCCACAACTTCTTTGCCGAAATCTCTTTAACATACTTGTGTTCACGTTCGTATTTAGTATAGAGACTATTAAACTCATCACCACAAGAATCTGAGAGACCTGGACATTGATCTGGAGTCATCAAGCACCACACTCCATCTTCTTCAACTCTCTTCATAAATAAATCGGGAATCCACAAACCGTAAAACAAATCACGGGCACGTTCTTCATCATTGCCAGTATTCAATTTGAGACGCAAAAACTCTTCAATATCTGCGTGCCACGGTTCTAAATAAACTGCAAAGGATCCATTACGCTTTCCACCTTGATTAACATATTTGGCAGTATCATTGAATACCTTGAGCATCGGTGTCAATCCAGTAGACTTTCCATTGGTTCCATGAATCGTTGAATCTCTTGCACGGATATTGTGAACCGATAATCCAATTCCACCTGCCCATTTAGAAATCTGAGCGCACTCGCCTAGTGTATCGTAGATTCCTTTAATGGAGTCATCTTGCATATGGACCAAAAAACAGGAACTCAACTGAGGATGAGGTGTTCCAGAGTTGAACAAAGTAGGTGTTGCATGAATGAAATATCCAAGAGATAAGGCATCATACGTTTCCCTAACTTTTTCAAAGTTACTTCCATGAAGTTGAACAGCAACTCGCATCCACATATGTTGAGGACGTTCTCCTGGAAGCATGTATCCCTTTTGAAGCGTCTTGAATCCAAAGTAGTCAAACATGAAATCACGTTCCCATACGAACATCTTCATTATTTCAGAAGAATGTTTGTTGAAGAGAGTGCGATACTCCTCTGAATACATGGAAGACTCAAATGATTGAACCTCAGGAGTAAGTTTTTGATGATTATCAATGATAATACGTGCTGCTAACTTACCATAATTAGGATGATGACGCGCTTGCATCATAGCACATGTCTCTGCAGCAAATTCATCTAATTCAGACGTTTTAATTCCGTCTTGAATTTGATTACAAACCTTTTGTGCTACCAAATCAGGGTTAACATGTGGAAGACCTTCTGCTAATCGTTGGATACGTGTTAAAACTTCATTAAATGAAACTGGAACACGGTCACCGTTACGCTTTGTTACGTACATATGGTCAAACATGCTCACTACTATACTCTCCATCCTTACCTTTAAACGCGTCAGAAAAATGGGTGGCGGTCTGGGCATTCATCTCTTGGTTGTTCAAAGGGTTCATGACGAATTGGTACTTCTTTACCTAGAAACCAAAATACGATAAAGACAATCGCAAGAATAATCATTAAAAAAATCATTGTAAAGATTTCTGTTTTGACCATTTGAGTTGCCATTTCTGAAGGGGTTCTAGCGCCCATTGCGTATGCAACTGCCATACGTTCTTCTAAAGGATTCATTGAACCTGGAACTCCAACAATTTGAGGCGGTGCAGGCATTATTTAACATACATGTAAAAAGTGGGTTCAAGTTATTAGAAACGAGAACCGATGTCAAAGAGGGCACCGTTATGTTCGTATGCTCTCTCTGTGTTGACGTATGTTGCTCGTCCGTAGTGCTCAACGTCATCCCAGTTGTCAAGTTTAGAGTCATTTTCAAGATCCATCACAGTCTTGACCTTCTTGACTCGGACACGTTTAGTGATGGTAGTCCATCCACGTGAATCCCATGACATCAAGGGTTCGCACGTAGCAGGTAGTTCACCCATAGGTGTTTGTGCAAAGTATGCTGGATTTCTACGGCATTCCATCAATGCCAAGGCATATTCTTTTCTTCGTTCTTCAGTGTTGTTCATAGGTTGCATTCTTGCGATTTCGTAGCAGTTAGAGTAGGTAGTAGACATTCTTTTCAGTATACTATCTAATCATTTGAAAAATCAAAATCCATTTTGTCCAATTTTTATTCGGTTAAAACTTTGACTTGGATATGACACGATTCCAATTCTTTCACAAACAAACTCATTGCGTAGGGCATGGCAAGTTTATCTAAACTTGTATCTAGATGACCTGTTTCTCGGTTGTATTGAATCTCAGTTCCATCGGACCTATCCATGAAACTCTCATGTAAGAACTTGGACATTCCATGTGCAAGCATACCATCACGTTCCATTTCTCCAATTGCAAGACCTCCTCCTTGTGCACGTCCATGTAAAGGTTGATGTGTCATTAATGTTCTGGGTCCAGTGGAACGATAATTGATTTTGTCTTCAACCATATGCTTCAACCTCTGGTAATAAATAGGTCCCATGAAAATATCTGATTCCATTGTTTCACCTGTCATTCCATTGTAGAGTATTTCGTGACCATACGGTTCAAATCCTCTGTCAATCATCACTTGTTTTAAATCAGCAACTCTTCGTGAGAGTGTAAACGGTGTTGCATCTACAAAGACTCCTAAATCTAATCCCATCTTTCCATTTGTGCTTTCCAAGAGTTGACCAATGGTCATACGAGTTGGAAGACCGTGAGGATTAAACACAATATCAGGACGAACACCTCGTGATGTAAAGGGCATATCTTGTTCATCCATCAGTTGACCCACTGTACCCTTTTGTGAATGTCTTGACGCCATTTTATCTCCTGGAACTGGAGATCGTGATTCAACAATACGAATCTTGACACAGTCAATAAAAATTTGTTTACGTGATTCACCCTCTCCTTCCCAACCACCTGGCATATGATAGCGATAAATTCCATCTACACGACCATGTTGTCCACGTTTAGGTAGTTCAGAGACATCTCTCCATCCTTTTTCAATTCCATTAGAATCCGTAATCGGAGATACAATGCCTACTAACACAGTTTTGTCATCTACAATGGATCCAAGTTTAATAATTCCATCAGCGTTCAACATCTCATATGATACATCTTCCTTGCGTTTCACAGATTCTGTATACTTTGGATTGGTTACTGGATTTGCAAAGAGAGTGTGAGTTGGAATGGATGGATCAATTACTGATTCTCTGATATCATAGGAATGAAAGTAATGCGTTCGAAACATGCCTCGTTCCAAAGAGGTTTTATTGACAATCATTGAATCCTCTTGATTATGACCTCCATAGGTTGTGAACGCAACAAGAACGTTCTCGCCATACGGCATACATCCACCTGAACCCATGATTTCACGATACATCCATGTATGAGACAAGGGTTTTTGAGGATTGACAGTTGTGCTTGCAATCGTATCAAATCGCTTATTAAAATTGGTATGATACCACGAACACGCCTGTTTCTGTTGAGCAATCGCAAAGGCATTACGAGTTCCTGGATTATGATCCGAGAATGGAACCAAGTTTGCAATCGGTGACATACAAAAAGACATATGAATCTCAGAGCGAAGTTTGGGGTCAAAGGGAGTCAATGAGAAACGAGACACACCTGATTCACGAGCGTCTACGAAGTCCATTAATGCAGTTAAACCTTGCCAAGTCTTTGCAGACAACACCATATCTTGAGTCACACCTTCACGATACACTGGGCGAACCGGTCTTCCAGCATCACAGGTAATCCAATACTCGTTTGCAAGTCGGTTCCATGCAAGTGAGACATCAAACCGTAATACACCAGTTCTTCGTGCAGTCATTAACTTCACATGAAGTTCCTCTGTATCGCCAATACAAAGTCCAACCAAGTCTGAGTTCACATAGACACGAGTCCAAAAAGGCATCCAAGTGGATGGATGTACATCTTCAATTTTACGCATGTAAGGTATACCAAATAAAAGACTACGAATCGTCTCGGATGGAAAAGCGGTAGAGACCTTTGCAAGAATTGCAAGTGATTTGATATGTCCAATACCTGAACCATCGGGTGAATCGGTAGGGCAAGTAAGACCAAATTGAGACGCATACAATCTGCGTGGAGGTGCAGTGTTCATTGAAGGTTCAATTTGTAAAGCAGTTCGTCGTAGTTGAGATAGGTATCCGACATACGAAAGACGAGACAATTCCTGAGCAATACCATCACGACCTCCCCATTGTCCCTTAAACGACTTCACAAACTCATTCATCATTCGGTAGGATTTCCAATACATTCCTAGCGTCTCACGTTCTACGAGTCCAGTGATTGCTCTACCTTCATAGGACTTCTTCTCAAACTGAAGACGTGAATCTAATTTCAACAACATTTCCTTCGCTACCTCACGATAGATACGACGGAACTCTTGAAACATCAGATCACCGGATGTATTGAAACGTTTGAATTCAAGATTATCACGATCGGATGGAGGAGTTCGTTCTAAGGATACATCAATTGCCATTCGCAACATCTGTCCTAATAAATATGCCTTACGACGAAACAACACACCTGGAATCTCGGACTTTTCTATATGAGGAAAAAGCAATTCATAAATATTTTCAATCACTTCGGATTTATGTTTGCGTTTCGTACTGAGTTCAAGAATCTCCAAATTGGTTCGGTCGCCTAGATGTCTTTTGTGACTAAACACAAGTTGTGCAAATGTGTCATCATACGCCAATCGGTCTTTGTCTGGAACACCTGCAAGGATTGTTTCATAGAGATCTCTGTCTGAAGTTAAACCCAATGCTGCAAAAACGCTAAACAATGGAACAGGTTGTGCAAATCCAGGAAGTTGAATGACACAGAGACGTCTATCACGACCAAAATGTGGAGGAGTGTCTTGAAATGTATTGGGAGAGGGCAGAATGAGATAATGAGACGATGGACCTTTGCTTCCGTCTTCGGAGATGGATTTGATACCTACATAATACTCATTGGGTTCTTCAAACCCTGCTCCAGTGGTAAGACCTGTTCCTTCTGTATCTTGAACTGCCTTCTTCTTACGAACACCTGCATACATCATATTATTTCCAAGTAGTTCTTGTGTCAACAAAACACGTTCCTTACCATCAATCACAAAGTATCCTCCTAGTTCATATTTACATTCACCAACTTCATAACCATCCATTGCAGTCAAATAACAATTACGACTTCTAAGCATCAGAGGAAACTGTCCAATGACAATATTCTCAAACACCTTAGTCTCTGATGCTGAATCTGGAAACAAAAACTCAACTTCAATGGTAGCTCGGAATGTCAAAGCATAACTCATATTATCAAGACGACATGCATGTGGAACAATAGGTGCTCCACGTTCATCCACGGGCGCTTCAAACGAAATTTTAGATCCATCCTTTCCACCGATATAGATTTGGATTTGACGCTTATCTGATAATTCAAGTAAGTAAGGATTGGAGACCTTAATAAAAGTTGGAATACTTGTCTCCAATAATGCATTGAACGAAGATAAATGATGATCTACTAATGGAAAACTAGTGTCTCTAAATAAACTTCGCAATACGTGGCGTGGTGCCTCCATTGTGTTCAGTCTAGTAAGCATTTTCTCTGGACAGACGAAGAAGGAGTATGTGGAGCGAAACTCGTCGTCCTGAATTTTTAAATCAAGTGGTTGGACACTCTGACGTTAAACAACGACTCACTGATTATCTAACCACAAAACCCTATCGCTCTGTAGTTCTTTTATACGGTCCTCCGGGTATTGGAAAAACTACCATGGCGTTAGCGTCAGTTCGAACTGTTGGAATGGAACCCATTGAAATTAACGCAAGTCAGTCTATGCGAAGTCATGGAGATGTGTCAAACTTGATTAATTCATGTCAATATCCACGGACGATTTCATCCCTCATTCGAGGAGATCAAAAAACCATGTGTTTGATTTTAGACGAGATTGATGGTTCAGATCCTCACGCACAACGAAAACTCACTGAGTGGATGACCAGTGATGACTGTCGTATTCCAGTGATTATGACTTGCAATGAAGTGCCACGCATTGTCAAGAATAATCCAAGAGTTGAACTTGTGCGATGTTTTCCACCTAAACCTGCTGACTTGCAAACGTTATTCCCAAATGAAAACGTTGCAGACCTTGCGAAACAATTTAAGCATGATGTTCGTCGGATTCTTCAGTATCTTCAGTATGGGAAATCCGACTCTCTTCCAACGGTGACCCGCCCGACGGACTGTTCACCCGAGGTAAGTTACGTGTTGAATCAAAAATTATGGTATTCATATTCATCATTTCATCCTCTGTTAACGACGAAATCAAACTACTAATCGTCCTTCTTCTTCCAACTCCAGGAGGTGCAACACGACTTTGACGTATAGGAGGTGTTTGAACTTGTGGTGGACCTGTTTCACGAATATCATGACGACAGTTTGGACAAAAAACGCTTCGTGTGAACCATTCTGAAATACAGTTTGGATGGAACATATGACCACAATAAGTGATTCGTGTCGCTGGACCGTCCATAATCTCTTGACAAATTGCACAGTTATCATCGTTAAGAATTCCTGCTTGAGTAGTTGCTGCTGAGATCTGTTCAGCAGTTGGACGTACTATAACAGGATCAGTCCATGAAGAGGGTCCTACAGGAACAGGAAACCGAATGGGGATTGTAAAAGTTGCTTCACTTCCTCTTGCAAGTAAATAACTCCGTAAAAGTGTTATGATTGCTGATGAGTTTCGTTGTTGTGAAGCAACTAGAGTTGTACGGTCATTTGGTAAAAAACGAAGAGTTCGCATAAACACTGCTTCAGTTTCTAACATGTTTTGAAGAACATCTAAAATGGTAGCTTCAGGCATTGATGTATTACGATTGAAATACGTAAATGTCTTACCTTTTGATGAATGCATCCATCGGTCCTCTGACTGACGCCTTAACGATTTTGCTAAGAGCAGGCGATCCTAGAAACATTAAACTATCCAACTGGTCCTCTTTCTTTTTCAAGGTAGCAAGCGTTGCTTCTTCTGCATCTTTATGTTTTTCAAGCGCCTTTTGGTAGATGGATGTATACGATTCCTTCTTGGGTGAACTGTAACCTTCCAATTGTTCAATACAGAGTGCAAACAACTGCGCTACTGGATTTTGAATTTGATTTGTGATATAGAAGTTCACATCCGGTTTCATCTTCTTAGAGCGAACATAATCAATGTGTTCAATGCGGTCTCCTTGCTTTGCTTTGTGTTTGTTCTCAGCAACATAGAGGTATTGAAGTCGGTCTCCTACTTTAGGTGCCGTGCCTGGATCACGTGCTTCCATTCGGTCAGCAAGGACACGATGTGCAGGTAATGTAGCGCTACCACTGTATTCATCTTTCATTGCAGCATAGTCATCTCGCAAAGATTTGCTTACAATGAACTTCTCTAGTGGAACCTTGTTCTCCAACACCTTGATGAGCATTTCACGAACAAATGATTGTGCCTTACGAATGTCTCGTTCCAATAGAAGGATATCCAAAGCACCTCCAAAGATGTCTTTAACAATCGGAGCGTTATCACGTCGTTTCAAGACAATCCCCATGGACATTCGCTTTGCTTTGGCAGGATTAGGGTCTTCTTCGTATTTCATCCCCACATAACGCTTCCTACAAAAGAGGATGAACGGATAGAATGTCTTCTCATAAGCAATTTTATAAGGTCTTCGCATCTGTTTGGATATACTGTTTCCACATGCAATGCCCATGCGAATGGATTCTCCCACATCTTTCGTTGGAAACTTAATGAAGATGGAGTCTGTATCTCCGTAGACCACGTTTCCACCAAATTCACTTTCGGCAATCCGTTTAGCGTTAAAGAGAGCGTTTCGTCCAGCGGCCGTCGTACATGCGGCAACGAACATATTGCGGATGGGAGAGGTCCTTGCCCCTGCCTGTCCATAAATGGAGTTTGCGACAACCTTGTATGCAAGTTGAGCGCCATTAAATACAGATCGCTGAGCTTCATCATATTGTAAATCTTCCATCTTTTGTTTGAATTCCTTACGCTTCTTCAACAATATGTCCAATGTTTTAGGGAGAATTCCCAGAGTCATTGGATTGTCATTGGGTTGCACGAAGGTACAGATTGTCTTTCCAACTATATCATCATCTTCCTTTCGGTCATATTCAATCTCTTCAAAGATATATCCCTTCTCTTCGTATTGAAGGATTTCTTCTTTTGTCAACCCCATTCGTTCAGTTGTGAATCCTTCTGTATCCGCATGACGAACTGAAACCAATGTATCTGGAGATAAATTGTAGGCAATCATATTCGTTGGATACAAAGAGTTGAAATCTAAAACAGAGATAGGTTGATCTAGATACATACCAATTTGAGGTGGCAATACAATCGCACCTTCATAAGCAATTCCTTCACCTTCAATTGCCTGTTGAGTTCGGATAATCTGGTCTCGTTGTGATGCGTAGTAAACAACTGCTGAGAAGATCTTAATTCCTTGTCCTCGTGTCAATACATACTGCATTGGTACTTTGCATACGTCGGACATACCACGTGCATTCACAAGTGTATCTAGTTTTCCCATCAATGTGGCAACTAGATCACAATCCTGAATACAGTAGCGAGCAATTCGTGCTCGTCCATCGGGTCCACCTCGTCTGTGAAGTTCAAACATCTCTTGTGGAGATACATCATCTTTTGAGAAGCACCATTCAAGATGCTTCATTTCCTCAGGTGTAAAGTCTGTAAACAATGCCTCATCACATTTGATTTTGAATCCACCCTTTTCCACATCGTAGACTTCAAACTTTTCACCATCGTAGACTGGATCATTTGTGTTTCCAACCAACTCAAACCGAACGTAGTTACCATTTCGAAGACCACGAGTGCTTTTAGTCATAATGTGATTGTTTTCATACTTGACGACCTTGTCACGAAGAAACGTAAACGCTACATTGTCCAACTTGAAATTGTCCAAACTGTGTTCACGACGCATATTTAAGAGCAAATCAACCCCTAGACGACCTCTAAGTGTCAAGTATCTCAGGTCAAATTTACCTGCTGCTAATTCAGTCTTCTTAGTCTCAAACTTCTTTTCACCCCACTCTGATTCTTTCGTCTTCACACGTGATACTTCAAATTCTTCTCGTATTCCCAGTTTGTCAATTCGTCCTTCAATGTATGCGTCATCAAAACCAAAGATGTTGTATCCACAGAGAATGTCTGGATTACGTTCTCGTATTTCTTCAGCAAACATGAGAAGCATCTCTCGTTCCGACTTGCAAGAGACAAACTCAACGGTTTCATCGCCTGAATCTGTACATTCGCCTACAACAAAGACGGTTCTTGCAGTGGGTGTGATCATATCCGTTGACCTGCGATACGATACACCAATTTGAATGATTGGATCTTTAGAGGAAACTGGAAACTGATTGGTGTCCCCTGAAGGACACATCTCTAAATCATAGGAAGCTACTAAGAGTGGAATGTTTGCATCACACGCTTCTACATTCTTGTAAGCACAGGTGTAGAATGAGTCTACATAATAGAGAGGTTCACCTTCTTCATTGCAAGGAATTTCAATCTCAGAAACTTTAGACAACTTCAAGGGAGAAGCAGGACCTAGATGTCGTTCATGAAAGAATCGGAGAAAGGGAGGTAGATTGCTCTCATACTGAACGCCTTTGATACATTTCTTGGACGCTGAGAAACTAGCAAGGGAATCACACTCTACTTTCCAAACTGACAGTTTCTTTAGTCCACCAAATCCTGCCATTGTGTCATACTTTTCAACCTTGGCAATGGTTGGAGAAATGTGTTCATGAATCTTAGAAGTGAGTTTGAATGCGTACTCTTGCTCTCCTTTGTTCGGTCCAAATTTCTGAACCCATTTCTTATTGGATATTTCATAGATTGCGTCTACATTCGGTTTCTCATGCGAATACAAATAAGGTTTGAATCCAGTTAACCGAACACAGGCAACAGACTTGTCTTCAAGACGACCAAAGACTTCAATTACATACGTTCCATCTACGTCGTGTTCATACCAATCAATAGGTTGTAGAATCATTCTAATACAGTTACTAATAGTTCCTTAAAGTAATCCAAGTCCGTTTTTTCTGTGTGTCAAGGTAAGAGATGTTCTCAACGAATTCAATAGACTGGTTTAATGCACCTACTAGGATCCGTTCAGATGAGTATGACACTGCTGCTAAGCAAGTAGGCAATACAGATACATTGACACGTCAGACTACAGGAATGGGTTCTGCGTGCTCAGATACTCTAAATCCTGCTTCAGCAATGGCAGATCAACCTGGATTTATTGCAATGGGTGGATTTGGTCAACCCGGTGGTGGTTGTGCTGTGGATGCGAACACAGACTTGAAGTGGGGTATTCCAGGTGCATGGAGACAAAAGGGAAAACATGAACTATGGTCGCGCCCCTTTGCCACTACACCGGATCTAGGAGGAGGAGATCCTTCAGCAGTGAATGATGAATCCAATCTTATTCACAGCGCAATGATTCGCAATCGTAAGGAAGCAAATACAGTCATGGACCAAGCAATTCCTAACTTTTACCAACCGTTAATTGACATTAAGCAATCTGAATACTCAAATCCTAATAATTGGATTTATGACTGGACGCGTGGTGGAGATGCAACACGCTTAGTTCAGACGAAACGAACTAATGACTCATAATAATGAAAATTCTCTTTTTCGCAGGGCGTATGCCAGATCTATGTGGTGCATTTTTACACGACATCGATCTTGGGATTGAACTGCAAAAACGTGGACACGATGTAGTGTTCATGACACTTGAAGTTCCTAAAGAAGGTGTAAATGGAGGTATGTATCGTAGTTTTAGATTCATGCATTATACTGCCAATAGTACCTTGCTTGATTTAAGTCAAATCTGGATATGTCCACACTCTCCTGCCTTACCTGAAGTTCGTAAGATTAACGCTCGTGGTTATCATCGCCCAATTATTGCAACCTGTCATTTTGATGGAAACTATAGTTCAATCATCCATAATAATCCTGGACGAAACGTGAAATGGGTAGAGATGTTGATGTTTGTCAATTCAATCATGGAAATCAATTATCGTAATTCTGTAGTTCCTTGGCCACCCAATATTGTTAGTACAGCAATGATCCGTCCTATCTTGCATGAAAACAAGATTGCGATTACAGAACCATTCCAAGGCGAACATATCACACTTGTGAATGCAAATCATAATAAAGGAGTTCTTCAATTTATTGCACTTGCAGATGCAATGCCAGACCGAAAGTTTCTTGCTGTTTCACCCTATTATGGAGGGTATGCAGATCAGAAATTAGCGGTTCCTCGTCCAAAACATAATAACGTTACTTGGGTTCCATTTAATGATGACATTCGTGAGATTCTCAAAAAAACCAGAATTCTGTTGATGCCGAGTTACTATGAGAGTTTTGGAAGGATTGGAATTGAAGCAATGTACAATGGAATTCCTGTGTTGTATTCAAAACCTGCTGCAAATCCAGCATCATCCAATGGTAGTTCTGAAGGATTACATGCATGGATTAAACCTGTAGGAATTCCATGTGAACGAGACATTGTTTCAGATTGGATGTCAGCGGTCCAGTCTTTGGATGATGAAACTGCCTACACAACTAAATCTGAAGAATCAAGAAGGCATATTCAATCTATGAACTTGTTCACAGAAGCAAGTAGGATTGCGGATATGGTAGAAGTCTTTACACGTGAGCACCCTGTTCAAATTCGGGTATCTCAACCTTTTGCACAGTCTCAATTAAAGGATCAACCTTTGAAGGAGATGTCTGCTGCTCGGATACCAGAGGGGTCTGTTCTTGGATTTTCGAGTGGGCGACTGAGAATACGGCGTTAACTTTATCTTGTAACCAACGCCCCCTAGCGCAAATTGCTGCCTGCTCTTCATCCAACCCATTTTGAATCTTAGGTTTGGGAGGAATATATTTAGCACCTGAGTTTAATGGATTCGCAGGAATCAGGGATTCAATTGCGTCTAATACAGTTTCATGATTAAGCAGTGCAGTCTTTGCCTCTTCTTCTGAGCATCCAGTCATTTGTTGAACCATAGTAGCGTCTTCCATCTTTTTCTTGTTTAGTTGTAATATCTGAAGATGCGTTTTATTGAAGATTTATGTCCGCCTGCGTTGCTCTATGCGATTTTTCTAGCAGTTCAACTAGGGTTTGATGCGTCCCTTGGACTGTGGGCAACGTTCACTATCAAACTCATTCTTGGTATTGCAACTGTTATTGTATTAGACATCTTCTGTGGAATAGGGTTGGGCGTCGTCTCATGGTTCTTGATTGCTGCTCCCTTTATCATCACTTCACTTGCCACTGCAATTGCAATCGGTACTAACTTTGATGAAATTGTGATTGGACAAGTCGTTAAGGAAAAGTTTATTGCGGACGAAAAAATGGAATTAGTTCCAGCTACATCACATACAATATAGAAACCTAAAATGTATTCAATTCTCTTCTGTTCAATTCGCGCTTATAAGACACTCTGTTCGCTAGTCAAATGGTTCTTTGAAACACCTCACACAAGCACAATTACTCACTACATGCTTTCAGATGAATACGATTCAGATGACATTGACTATGAGCGTGTTCCTGAAGATGGAATCTTCATTGAAGAGTGGGTCAATGAAGAAGGTGAGAAGAAATGCCACCTCTTCTACGAAGGAGAGGAGATTGTTCGTAATGAAACTAATCCATTCAAGCGTAAGCCTTATGTTCCATGGCTTTGGATTGGAGACAAGACTACTGAAGTTGACTTGACTTCAGCACTACAAAAGTACATGGTAGTTGGAAATACGATTCAACTAGACTTGATTCTACACTTGATTCAACCACACTATAATACTCAAATCATGTACATTGATACTCGGACACTTGAGGAGGTAAAGTTTCCTGATCACGGAGTAAGGATTGTTGCAGATGATTTCACTTCCAAGTAATCCATTTGTTGCAGCAGAACGATATATTCAACTTCGCAAAGTATGTGTTCCAGACTCCTGGGCAGATACAGTGACTTTATTCAATGACATGATTCTCATGCCCTTGATTACACTCTTTTTACTGTTTGTTGGACTCGGTGATCCTATTGTACTTTTTACAACAACAATGAAGACCTATCAGGTTTGGAGAGATTTTTGTGAATATACAGATCTTCGGTTTCAAGTTCAACAAATGTTTTTCATATGTCAAGCAACAGGAGGACCGTTTATTGTGACAAATGATCCGACCTATATGCCTTATGTATTTGCTGATGCGGTAGTTCGCAAGAATCAAGGTCTGTTGATTAAGTAATGCCACACGCATGGAACGAACTCTTTGATGGAGTCTATTGTATTAACTTACCTTCTCGAACTGAAAGACGAACAACCATGCAACGAAGATTTGATGAAGCTAGAATCCAAGCAGAATTTGTTAATGGAGTCCCTGCTGTCTTTTTCAAACGATATTGGGAACTGAAAAATACTCATGATGGAACAGATATTCAAAATCATTATCATATTGCGTGTGCACTCGCACATTGCTCAGTCTATTCTCTTGCTCTTGCGAGAGGTCAGAAAAAGATTCTAGTTCTTGAAGACGATACGCGTATTCACACTCAGAGTGATGCAAATACCCGAACGTTTATGGAACGTGTTCCATCCAATTGGGATCTGTTGTATTTTGGATATATTCCTCTTTCTGAATGTATGTCCTATTGGAGTTATGGACTAATGGATCCACATGTAGTTCAACAAGGAGTCGCAAAAGCAAGAAACTTATGGACAACCATGGCCTATGCAGTCAATGAGAACATGATGAAACATATGGTTAATGTGTATGCAGCAGAAATGCCGATGGCAATTGATAACTACTGTGTACGTGTTCTTCAGAAATCAGATCAATTTAATTCCTATGCAGTGATGCCTCAAATTGTAGCAACTGAAGATGGTTGTTCAGATACAGAAGGAGGTACTGAGAATGGATTCAAATCAGTAGATTCTAGGTATGCAAACTACTCAGACTATAAACCTTAACGAGTTCCAGTTGGGATCGCAAAGTCACCTCCTGGAGGAAGGTTAGATGCATATCCTCCATAGTTAGCGAGTCCTCGTGCTCCATCTCCTGCAAATCCATATCCTACATTGGAAACCGATCCACCTCCCTTCATTCTAAGAGTTCTACGAGTCTTACGGATTCTGCGAGAACGACTCTTTCCCTTACGGGACTTTCCTCGGCGACCTCCAGTGGGTCTGTAGGCAGCACCATCAGGGACTGAAGTCATATTGGGAACATATTCAAGTGCACCAACTGAAATAGGTTGACCTACACCATATCCATTGCCTCCACGCATTTTACGAGAACGTCCTCCTTTCATTGTGCAAGACATTTACTTTGTATTGGGAAGATGTTCTACAAAGACTCCGATGCTTCCAGGAACATCATCGTATTGTTCATATCCACGAACATGACATCCTATGGGAGCATCTTCAATAGTGGTCAGTGCAACTAAATCGGGATGATGAAAAAGTTCAAGCAATTCGGCAATCCGTTCTTGACGTTGTGAAAAAGTTAAAACGTCATGAACACGACTACCGTTCAAGACTAAGAGATCGTATACCACATACTGTTTGGGCGCCAAGCGAACTGCTCTAAAAATGGTATCACAACAGACTCGCTCATCCATGACCAAAGCAAGTTTTTCAGATCTCTCACCTTTTGAATCCATAAAGGAGGCATGAGCAACTCCATCTTGGTCATGTGTGAGAAAAATCCATCCAGGATTTCCACTAATTTGTGGGACCTGACATGGGTCCGAGATTGGATTGCCCTTCTTTACTAGCGGCGACAGACGATAAGAGACTTTCATACGTTGGAACATTGACCGACTGTTTCACTTCATTCTCTTTAGGCGCTTCACTGAAAGTCGGTGCTACGGGACGAGACGGACCAGGATCTCGTGTATCCACAGGGGGTGGAAGTTTAGTGGTCACCAATGGAATTTCAGGAGCAACCGGTGGTGGTGGTTGAATGATCATAGGTTCCGGTTGAAACTGAACTTGGGGTTGCTGAACCACTGTGCGAGGAGGATAGAGTGTCTTGACGACATAAAACACTGCTAGGTGGATAAGCACAAGCAGAATAAGGGTTGAGACTCCGACGGATAGAAAATTCCAGACGTCCATTTACATATTCAAGACCTTTTCTAAGCATAGAACAAACCGCAATGTCAGAGACTGTAATTAAAATTGAAGATGTTAAAGTGGATGCTGCTGTAGAGACTGTCATTGAGACAGTTTCTACAACACTTGTAGATACAGCCGTTCAACCTGTTGCTGCTCTTGTTCCGGAAGAAATGAAGAAGGAGATTGAGAAAATGATCAAGGACGTCATGAAGACGGCAATTCAAGAACTACTTGCCGAACTTCGCAAGTCCCCATTGTCGTCAATTGACAAGGATGGAGATGGAGTAATCTCAGTGACAGAGGTTAAGGAAGTCGTTGCAGTCCAAGCTCAAAAGTTAGGTTGCGGTCCTGCTTGCACAATCTCATAAAAAAAGAAACAATCTAACCCTATCTCTTCCTTCCATACACGAGGCGACTCCGAATACAGAGTTACTCGTGCATGCTCTACATGATAGGCTCTTGAAAGAACTTCAAGTATATACGGTTTCATTGAAAAAGAATGCGATCCATCTGGATCCACTTGAATCCATTCCATACACTGCGTATGTTCATTGTATCGTCCTAATCCAGTATAGATGAATCGTGTTTCATAGGTAGTTCTTTTTTGAGATTCATACTTTTCTGGAACTTTGTCAGCGATAAGGATCCTCATACTTAAACTCCAACCGTGTTTGCGAAAACGATTTCACGTAGAATTGCTGGATCCTCAATTGCTGTATTAATCTTTGTTGCTGCTTGGAGTATAGCAGTATTAATGGATGACCACTTATCTGCGTCGTTTGTAAACTTTGTATTCCTAGTACGTCCATCTGGGAATGACTCAACTAATTCAGACTCGGTTGCTCCAGACAACTCCATGTAGACACGCAACTGAATCTCATCGTAGATTGGAACTTCATTTCTCCACTTTGTTCTCGCTTTTGAATCCACAATGCGATTATGCTCTTTAACATATCCGTCTGTGCGTCCTACAAGTTTGTAGGAACTATATACTTTGCGAAACGTCTTTGTATTTCGCTCTTTCACTTCTACTTTTTGTTCAACCTCATATGCATTCAAGATTGCGTCTTCATTACGAAGTCCTCGGTTCTTTTGAACTGCTCCTCTGACTTCATTGACTAAAATAGATCGGACATCTTTGGCAATATCCGAATGACGTAGATCAATCACGACCCTTGCCTTTGCTTCAATATCATTTAAGGTTTCAGTAATGTCTGATCGTCCTTCGCATTCCTGAACTCCTTGAAACACAATGGATTTAATTGCAGGTGTAGCCAAAACAATGTTTTTAAGTTTATTCAATGAAATCCGTGACTCATTTTCTTCAATATGTTTCATCTGTGCATTTGCAGGTGCGTGTTTAGTGAGCAATTCATACATGACTTCATGAGGCGCTTGATACGCATTAAGTCCAATGAGGGCGGCTACTTTTGAGGCTGAAATTTCTGGAATATAAAGCATTCTTAACATATATCCAACAGTTTAAGACTAAATAATTCCATTTTAGACCGGTATATGAGAATGAGGAGGAGTATAGATTTGATGAGAAGGAGCAGTTGGATATGTGTTTGTAGAGACCGGAGCACTATAGACAACCTGAGGATGTGCTATTTTTTCAAGTTTCTCTTCAAGAGAATGTATTTTGCGACCTAACACACGTGACCGATGGCATCCTCCAACACAACAAGCAATGCTTCCAACAATCCACAAGATAGAAATTATATTAATAGCATCCATACTCTTTTCTATTTATTACCATTTTTTTTGTTTATTTATTCCGAGTTCAAATATATTCGTTGATCAAAGTTACGTAAAACTTCTTTGCATTCGGACAATCGCATCAATCCATCCAGGCATTCCTTGTAACACATTGGAAACTGCAATCGTATTTCCCGTAACGACTGTAGCATCAAATGTAGTTCCTTCACAGACAATTACAATTGCGGCAAGTAATAAGTGCTGTTTTGATTTTGCTTCTGTTGGACTCCACCGCAAACAATACATCTTGTAGAGGACATCAATAACGGGTCGTGCATGTGCTTGAGTTTGTTTACGAACGGCATCCCAAAAAATCCAAACTGGGTGTGCTCCGTGTGGTTCTGAAACGAACTCGTCAAATCGGTTTGCAAAGATGAGCGCCTGTTTAGTCTGTTTCTTGTGTTCTCGGCAGTAAGCGAAGACCCAAGCCATCCAATATAAGGCTCGGGTGACATCTCGGACATCGGATCGCAAACAATACACGAACTCGTTGAGAGGAACTGCAATCGGGAGTGGATCCGCGGGACGAATCGAGAGACGACCAAATAACTGCGAGGGAGCCTTGAGATGTTCTTGAATGGTCTGAGGGTCAAAATCATGCACGGGTTTGATTGTTGGAAGAGACGGTAATTTATTTTTACGACACATTGAAAGAGTTGCTGCAACTTCGCAAATGATTTGACGAACATCTGGATTGTTACGTATAGAGGTCATCGTTCCAACTGTAAAGACTTGTTCAATTGGAGCATATCGTTCATACGCTGACGCTAAATACAAAAAGACATTTGGGTTTGCTCGGTTAATATGAAGTGCTGCAGCATCAAAGAGCGTTGCCCATAAACTATGAACTAATCCTGAACATAATAGTTCAAGAGACCAATAACATGCATAATCTGCATGACCTAACTGCACGTTTTGGAGGAGAACCTTCACAACGTGTGTTCGTGGATGACCGCAAAAGGTTGTTTTTTGAAAATCGGCAACTGTGCGTGGATCTGAGACCTCCATTACACTCTAGCAGGAGGAGCACGGGGAACAACTAACGCATAGTTTCTAAAAAAGTTATCATAGTCACTTGAAGTAGTTTTAACTGAAGATGTCGTATTCAAAGATTTCCTCATTAAATACCGAACTACGAAGAAGATTGCTAGAAAGGTCCCAAATATCATTAACCAATTCAAAAATGAGTCAATCCATGAAGTTGTCTGTTGAGCAGTTTCAATCTGTTTCTTTTTGTTGATATTCATTTGATTTCGAATTGCATCTATTTGACGTTGAAATGCAGACACTGAATATTGTAGGTCATCTTTTACAGTCAGAACTTTGTCCTTGATTCCATTCACAGTTTCAATGGTTGATTTATGTGTATTGATTTGTTGAGCAAGTTCCGAATAGTTTGAAATGTAGTTTTTTATGACAGGTTCTGCTTCTACTTTTCCAATACGAGTCTTTTCATCGTTGATCCATGTATCACCCTTAATCAGAGTATAATAGGCAATCCTTGCTTGTTGATAGGCGTCTGGAGCAACATCACGTGCGTTCTCTGCTGCTTGAAGAGCATTAAATGCAGTATTAATTTTGGTTTGTTTATCAATGTTTGCATCCGCAACTGCCAATGCATTATTGAATCGGTTTATCTCCGCATTGTACACTTGACTATTAGCAAGAACAACCGGATTCGCATTGATCGGTGGTTGACCTTGTCCTCCTGCCATATACATAGGTACCGGAGTCACCGGGACTCTAACTGTTTTATCACCTTTATGTGTGCAAAACATTGTACTGCCAGAGGATGACATTTCATAATTTTTTCCTTCAGGACATGGAAGTACACATGTCATTCCATTTGGAGAGGGTATAAAACCAGATGGACATGATAAAGAAGATCCTGCTCCCATTATCTACTACTTAGATAGAATCCAATGGACACGCCTACACAAAGAGTTAAAAATACAAGATTGGTTGCATAGGCTTGTGGAACTACCATAAAGACAACCAAACAAAGTAAAATCGTAAACAAAGCAACTTGAATGACAAGCATACTCGGAGGATTCAAAATTTTGGAACGTTCATCATGAATTGGATTCGGTTGAACTGGAGGACGAGGAGTTCTGAGACTATCTGAAACTGTCTTTATTTTCTTCCCAGCGTCTGCGATTGCACTAAACCCAGCATATTCAGATTGAATTTTAGAATACTCCATTGTTTACCTGTTCGGAATAAAAGACTTGTAAGTTCCCAAGATAGACATCATGACTCTTGCATCACGAGACGCTTGCATATCTCTCCATCCAAGCAAGTTAGGGGATGCTGCTTGGTTCATTGATTGATAGGGACCAAGTGTAGCGGACATTCTAATAAAACGAGTATGTTCGGAAGCGTCTCCAACCATTGCACGACGCACGGGTGGATTTACCTGACCAAATGGAGAAGTAGGCATTTTGTTTTAGGAACAAGAAGATAATGAGTGTTGTCTCTCCAGAGTTTACTAGACTCCTAGGTATCTACAATGATAATTATGTTGCATATCGCGTAACAGGGAACATTGCAAACAAGACGGCGTATGAAGCAGCCCTGAATGCATTGAATCAACAGATTACTAAATTACAGCAAACAGTAGGTGAGGACAAGCAGTATATTCAAGGTTTTTTACAAAACTATAGTGATGATAATCCAGAACTGGTAAAGTTACATGAACAATCACAGGAAATTCAAAGAGTAGGTCCAAAAATACAAGGCGAGTATGAACTTTCAAAGCGTCTCACTACATCTCCTCAAGTTCAACCAGTGGATTCTACCTATCTTTATGTGAAGGCAGGCATCGTCGTTGCACTACTAGTTGTTGTAGGAATTGTTGGAGCCTTGTAACCTTTCCAAAGAAGAATGAAAAAGAAGAGAATTGCTAGAATTGTAAATACAAGACCATACCAGAAAAATGCCGCATTGAATTTTGTTTCTTCATATTCTCGTAACGCTCGTAATGTACGTAGTTGTTCACGTTCACTAAGTAAAGTTGTATGATCTTTTTGAATAGCAACCAATTTGCGAACTAAGTCGTTTCGATACTGTTCAATATGTCCAGCATCTTCTTTGACCTTTGCAAGTTCATTCAACATTTGTGTCAATAGATTAGAAAGTTCAGTATTTAATCGTTTGAGTTCATTTACATTTGGATTGCTAGATGCAATCATGGTTTCATAGGCGGACTTTTTGATCGCATACGTCTGTTGAAGAGCGTTCATTATTATTCACTTGCGTTTACATTTTCAACACATTGGCGGTAATATAAACTTCTACCTGCTGTATCGGAGTGTCGTGTAACCTCAATTACATCTCCTGGAATAGCTCCAACCCATTTGACCATTGTGTCCTGTGAATCAATCGCAGGCAACTGATCGGCAGAGGCAATCTTATATTTTTCAAGAATGCCTGTCTTTTCGTCTTCTGTCAAGATACGATGAGGCATTGCCATTCTATGAGTTGTAATATCAAATTGAAGTTGCCAAATGTGGAACAGAACAACACGATTCTTAGCGTGTGACTTCACAAGTCGTAGAACATTGTCTGAAGGAGGAGACATTGCAACAATTATGACCCCCGATGTATGTCCATTCTCCTCTGCAAAGGTAACAATATTTGTAATGTCTCCAGCAAGAACCTTATCCTTTTGACTGAAACAGACTAAGATAGATCCTACTGTGTATAATGTTACCTTTTCCATCTTCTTGTTATCAGTTTCAACCCTCTCAGTAGTTGTCTCAAGTTTACGGCGCCCTAACATAATACGAAGAATCTCAAGCGCTTTATCCTCCATTGTGTCTCTAGTTCCTTATTGGATAGTGAATTCGTTTTTTTCGGGCAGATGAACAATGAAGCAGTGGATTTGGTTTTTAATAGCAGTGATTGTAGTAGCATTTGTATTGAACCTACTTAGAGTTGAACGATTTGAGTCTGGATTTATAGACACAAGTCAACAGAACCGTGCAATGAAGTTGGAAGATTCATCGTATGAACAACGAACCAATCACTTTGTTCAGAACAACGATGTAGGTAATGCAACTGGAATTTCAACACCTTGGCAAGTCAACCAATATAAATCTAAGTTATAATAAATGCCAATCTTTGCAAAAAAATCAGACTGTGAGGCACAACTTGCAGTCAGTCTAAAAAACTTTGAGAAACTTCAAAAGGAACATGAGAAACTAATGGATGACTATCTTGAGTTAAATAACAAAAATCTCGGTAACTCAAAACTAAGTGACTCAGATGTTGAAGCTGAACTTGCTGCACTCAAACTTGGTGGTCGTAAGAAAAAGACTCGTTCGCGTAAATCTCGAGGAAGAAAGACACTTAAGCAGAAAAAGTAAGAACAACTAATGTCTACTAAAGCAAAAATTCCACGAGCTCTTCGTGAACAAGTGTGGTTAGTTCATGTGGGACCTAAGTTCCAAACTAAGTGCAAGGTTTCGTGGTGTACGAATTCCATGAACGCGTTTGATTTTCAATGTGGTCATAACATTCCAGAAAGCAAAGGTGGAAAAACAGATGTTAGAAACTTGATTCCAATTTGTGCTCGTTGTAATTCAAGTATGGGAAATCAGTTTACAATTGATGAATGGAACAAACGTTTTTCACCTCCTCCAAATCGTTTCTGGAGATGGGTTCGTTCATATGTTAATTGTCAACGTCTTTGCAGGTAATGGTTCTGGACGAGTTCCTTCTTTACGATGACGAAGTACATCATCCCAGAACGCTTTTAGATCTGGAAAGTGATCGGATAACCACTTTGTGTCTTTAGGTACCAAATTCTTCTTGACATTCACAAGAACCCAATAAATATACTGATGACCATCTGTTAGAGACGCTTGCCATTCACATAGATCAACTGCATCTGGTTTATAATCTACTTTACCACCTTCATCCACTGCAAAGACTCCTTTCGTTTCAGTGATCGCATCCCATTCAGTGAAATTGACTTGTTTGAATCTAAATTCTACATATTCACATTCATCAATCCCCGTACATTCCATTTGCATCTGCATTTGATGTATGTAATAAGATGGGATTTCATCTTTGAGAACACGTGACATCGGACACTTAAATTCAACTAATCGTCCATATCGAAATGGATCGTCTTCAGTTTTTGGAATAATAATTCCATCGGGTGATGCTCCTAGAAAATCATGAACTGGATGCGTGCAACAACCTACATCAATGATTTCACAGTCAGTCGTTTCTTCATAGATTTTCTTTGCAACAGGTTCAAAACGAGTTCCCCAAATCAACGCAGGGATTGGATTTTGTCCATCGGATCGTATTGGAGGATCTAGTTTTTTCTCAAGGAGTTCAAGTCGGGATGCAGGTGTTTGCCAGACTTTTGAAACTTCAGAGGCAGTAATCATCTTTCCACGAGTGGTCAACCAAGCGTCTGTACGTTGGTCATTCTTACCGTAGAGACGAACGGTTCTTTCACAAGCTCTGTCCCTCATCCAAAGACGACCTAGATCCCCCATCATGAGTGTGTTCATCGTTTTCATTACTTCCCTCTTCAACACCCGGCGCGAAAGACCCGGCGCTAGAGACCGACAAAGGACTATGAAACGGCGTAGTCGGGCATTGAGTCTCGTGTATGGACGATCTTCTTTTAAGAAAGACATCAGTGCCTCCTCCATTAAGGTTCTCTAGTTTACTAGGCGAAAGTTCGTTTTGTCTGAACATTTCATTATACGCTTGCTTTCGTTGTGAAAGATAAGATTCAAAGTCACCTGCTCCCATCACACCTAGTTCAGAGGACCGACTAAACATTTCATCATACATCTTCTTGAATTCAGCGTCAATCTCATCTTGACGATCTAGTGGGAACCCTGCGTCTTCAATGGTAGGAATCACATCACCTTCCTTAAAGATTGGATCGGGTTGTTGAGGTTGATCTTGAAGCATATCTAAAAAAGTCCTGTATTCCTTTTCACCATCAATCATCATAAAAAGACCGGGGGTTGTTGCTTCCATAACTTTACCTTCTTCACGAATTCTATTAACTGCTTCCCAAGTACAGATAGCTTTTGCAACACCAGGTTCTTGCTCTCTTTGCTTCTCAATAGGTTCAAGTACTGGAATGTCTGAAGGCAAAATAATTCCAGGACAATCAATCGCAGCCATTTGTCTTTATTCTACAGACCCACTTTAAGCGAGAATACCGCAGTAGATACAAAATGGAGGTAATTCAAAATCGCGATCATTGGGTTCTTCATCGGTTAGAAGGATTCTATTCAAACGAAGAAAACTTCAAAAAGATTCAAACAATTCTTTCAGGAAATTCTAAGATTAGTTTGCGACTCTTGGATTGGTTAGTGACCAACTATGCAAAGAAACATAACGTCTCTTACATGACCTCAGACAAACGACATGTGATTATCTATCTTTCCTACAAGTCTCACTTGAAGGCGTATAGTAAAAAGATGTTTGACCCATTCTGCCGTTGGAAGCGAATTCAGTTCATGGGATTAGATACAACGGTTGGACAACTCAACTTCTTTGAATGGGTGATTCAAGATGAAGTTCTAAAGTATCTTGAAGAGCATTATGACGCAGTTCATGAAGACATGGAGGCATGTTCAACAAGCATTCAACCAAAAACGGATGAAAATGGTACTCGCAGAAAACGACACGAACTAAGTCGTTCTGCGACTAAAGCAGTGCGTCATCATGACGTCAATGTTGTTGTATCCTTTAAGTAATGCAATCCATTCTAGACCCAGCAATCATTTATGAAGTTTCTAGAGATGTATGTGAACACGATGTGGATGTCGTGTCTGATTTGTGGACAATGGATGATCGTAATGTCTATCGGGGTTCCCGCGATACACAGTATTCTCACGCAAACGTATATTGGTTATATGATGAAGATCTAACACGTGTGGGTCTTATTGAACATTCTCTTAAAGACCACGCTGATTTTCGTATTTTGTGGTTCCATGAAACACCCTTTGCTACCTTTCTTCAAGAAGACAACTGGACACAAGATCAAACAATTTGGACTGTATTGTCTCCTCCTGCAGTAGAACGATTCCTTGCAGAAGATTGGACTACACCTGAAACACTCTTGGAAGCATGTTTACATGGCGATACACGGATTGTTACACTTGAAATGATTTTGAATCCACCCACTCTACACGGTTGTTCAGGATGTAATCGCAAATCATTGAAACCATTAGCATGTGAAAACATGACTGCTGAACTGACCTTTCCAGTTAAGGAAAAAATAGTGTTGATTGACGATGATTTATTCGTCTGTGTTCCACCTGTTGGATCACGTATTTGGGAACTCTTAGGGTTTGCTCCTAAATCGCAGCACCCACTGGTCTACGGCGGGCAGTCTTCACTGGAGCAGGAGTCTGAGGAACTGGAGCAGGAGCAGGTGCCTGAACAGGAGTTGATTGCTTTAGAGTCTCCTCTTCATGAGTCTCCTCTTCCTCTTGAGTCTCAATCTCTTCCGTTGGAACCTGAACCGTCTCTTCAGACTCCTCCTCTGCCTCAAACACTTGAGATGCTGTCACACGCTGACGAGCAGAAACCTGAGCGTACGAGATTCGCCACGTCACTCCGAACCCCTGTCCCGAAACGTAGATACTCGGGCTGACGATGAATCGCGCTTCCATTCGCTTTGGAAACACTGTCTCTAGATTGTCAGTTGTCAATGGAATCGGACGATTTGCCATGTCCACTGCATCCATGTTGACCTTTCCATCATAGACTGGAACCTTCATTCTGAAACTGGGTGGGTACTTTCCGTTGGCAACCCACTCAGCACCTTGCTTCTCTACACTTGGACTGACAAGTGCCTTCATACTGTCACGGAGGACATCCTCCTTGCGAGCACGACCAAACCACGAGGAACTCTTCTCAACTGCGGTGTGGATCACCTTGTCCTCAAGATCTTTGAGGAAGTTGTAGAGTTGTCCTACCTCACCTGCTTCTGCGGGTGCACGCTCCTTTGCGTAGGAGTCGCATCCACGAAGACTTGCGAGCATCGTGTAGTTGATGCCATTCTCTGTCTCCTTGATGGAAACACCCATTGGATATTCAATCTTTGGAATGCGCATCTGGAAGTTCTGACCATTGTACTTGATTGGGACGCTCTTACTACCGTTTGTCTTGTTGATTCGGATGTCACCGAAAGAAACCTTGTTGATATCGAGATTTGAAGCGTTGATAATTGCATTGACCGACATTTGTGCTGTTTTGTATACTGTCCATAGGTTAGATAAACGTAAATCCATTTTGCCTTAACGTTTCCTGATTCGGTTATCACTTTAAAGAACTATCCTGATCAACACATAATGAATAGATGTCTAGCAGTTAAAAAGAAGGGATCTACACAACAATGTCTTTCACATCCTCTTAAAGGACATACATTGTGTGGAACTCACGCTCGTGCTAAAACAGTTCAACTTTGGAAAGATGTTCAAGTAGTGGACCCTCGTATCATAGTTTGTCAATCCATTTCTCGCAAATGGGCAGTCTTGCATCGTCTTAGGTTTGGAGGTCCAGGAGTTCTAAAACGAAAAGGGTTAGCAAATGATGATGAACTCGTATCGGGTGAAGAAAGTAATCGCCAACATCCATTTGAGTATTTTGCCTTCACAGAGAACGGAAAAATCTGGTGGTTTGATTTTGGAACAATTTGGGTTTGGTCTTTGAAATCATTGACTCCTTCAAATCCTTATACAAAGGTTCCGTTGGATAAAGAAACACGTCAGAGGTTACGAGAGTTTTGGGCATATCGTACTCGTCATTCAATGAAAATCCCATTAGAACCAGAGAATACAGACGAACGGTTTGATTGTCGTTTACATTTTTTATGTCAAACCTTTATTGATCATGGATTCATAGATGTAGAACCTAGACAAATTGCTCGTTTATCAAAACAGTCTCATATTGCTATGTGGAAATTCTTATTTGAAGATTTTCAAGCAAACGCAAGTCCTATTCGTGGATGGTGTCGTTATATGCTTGCACGACAGATCATTACTGCAAATACTCTGACCTATAACATTAATTCATTACGAATCTTGATGCGAGTTGTGACTGAGAAAAAAGAAGCGTATTGTACTATTTTTTCGGTAATGTCAGCAATCTATCGTTGTTAGATCCGTGATGATTTTAAATGAGAACATATAATAGGATGATAGTTTATATCACTGGTGCTTCCGGTTCAGGAAAGACAACACTTTTAAAGAGTTTATCAGTTAAAGGGTATGACTTAGATGATATTTACGAAAACAATTGGAAAAAACATAAAAGGATTGATACCGTTCAAAAAGGTGTAATCAAAGATATTAATGCACTAGTATCTGAGCATAAACATATTGTATTTGTTGGACTTCAAGGAAAGGATAATTTACCATTCACACCTGATGTAACATATATCCTTATAAGAAAAGACTATGAACAATATTATAGGGGTAAATTGGTAAGAGATTTGAATCTCTTATGTAAATATAAGACTGATTTTGAAGAGGTATTGAAAAAAGAACCTTTTGATGAGTTTAGAAACCATTTTTGGTCCAATGATATAGTTAATATGAAATCATTTGATGAATTCAAAAAATACGTAGATAAGATGAATAACAGTATTCAAAAGGATTTCCCTACTGCAGAAATGCTAACGGCATCTGAAATCATAAGAAAACTAAATAGAGTTTAGAAAAAAGAAATCGTGACCATAGTTTGCCAACATAAATCTTTGATGTTTATCTTTTGTCTTTATGATTTCAAGTGTTAAGTTCATGACATGAAACCATTTGTTGTTATGTAATTCATAGAACCTAAACACTCTGCTTTCCATCTATTCTTATATAAAATGGAATTGAGTAAGTGATTTAAACCAAATCTTAACTGTCATCATGAATATCTTTGTATTATCACTAGACCCCCGCGAAGCCGCCGAGTATCATTGCGACAAACATGTCGTTAAGATGATTCTTGAAACTGCCCAATTACTGTATTGTTCTCACTGGATGTTGAATCCAGATGGATTGCCTCCAAATGCCTATAAGAAAACTCATCCTAATCATCCGTGTTCCATTTGGATTCGCGAATCGGTTGAAAATTACCGATGGCTCTCAGATCTTGGAATTGCCCTCTGCAACGAATATACCTATCGGTATGAAAAACGACACAAGACACAAGACCATTTGGAATGGTTATCTGCTAACATTCCACCTCTTCCTAAAGTTGAGCGAACTCAATTCCGAATGGCAATGCCCAATGAGTTCAAACGTGAAGATCCTGTACTAGCATATCATTCTTACTACATTGGCGCTAAGGAGCGAATGTTAAAATTCTCAAAGAGATCTCCACCACCATTCATTTCCGGAGTTTACAGATGATAGCACAAATTCTAGTATGCAAGGTTTTGATTTTAGTTCAATTAGTGTCTATATTTTTAACTGGAAGAAGGTGACTGATAACGTTGAACAATTATATCCACTTATTCAATCAGTTGTTCCAGATGTAACGATTATTAATAGTGATGAATCCTATGTTTTTCCAAGTGAGATGAGAACCATTCAGTTAGATGATAGTTATTACTATGGAAAACAGTACAACGTTGCAATTAAACATGTTTCCAAAGACAAGATTCTTTGCATTGTTGTAGGCGATGTTTCACCCAATACAGATTTCAAACTTGCATTCATTAATACACTCATTTCATTCAATTCTTATTCAGCGGGAGTTCATGCTCCCAATGAACTTCATACATCCTATACAACACGTCATGAATGTGTAGGAGAGCAATTATATCGTGTTGACAATACAGACTGTACGTTTTGGTGTATTCATCCAAAGATTGTTAAGGTAATGCGTGATCTAGATTATACAATTTCAAATTTTGGTTGGGGAATTGACTGCATCACGATCCATCAATGTGAAATTCAAGGATTACGAACGCTTCGGGATTATGAAGTAGGTGTTAAGCAGATTCGAAAGAGTACAGGGTATTCAGCGGACATTGCAATGATTCAATTAAATGCGTTGAAACAAAAATATTTTGAATGTTTGCCCGAACTCGGCAAAAGGGTTTAGATGACCGCCGATGGTAAGAGTATACCAGTGCGTTAAAGATGTCGTCCTCTTCTTCTGTTTCTAAATCAAACAAGATGCCTGCCGCCAAGAAGGATATTGCCCCAAAGACCGTTGTTGCTACCCCAGTTGCTGCCCCCGTGGTTGCTTCTACCCCTGCCCCTAAGGCCAAGGATTCCAAGGCTGCCAAGGAACCCAAGGCAAAGACTGCTAAGGCAGTTGTCCCCTCCAAGACTGAGGTTATCGTGCCAACGGTTGCTGAACCCACTGTGGTTCCAGCTGCAACATCCTCTGAATCCTCTGATGTTCAACTCGCAGCACTTGCTGAGAAACTCAAGGCACTCAGCACGGAGTTGAGCACCAAGGTCCGTGATGCAGTTAAGGCAGTCCAGGAGGCAGCAAAGACTGCCAAGCGTGAGGCACGAGACTCCAAGAAGAAGAAGCGCAAGGATCCCGCCACCATGACTCCTGAGGAGAAGGCAGCATGGGAGGCACGTCGCGCTAACAATGCATTTTTGGTTCAACGCCCTCTAACCGATGAGTTGTGCCACTTCATGGGACTCAAGTCCGGTGAGACCCGATCTCAGACACAGGTCACCAAGTTCATCAGCGAGTATGTCAAGACTCACTCATGCTTTGACCCATCATTCAAGCGACGCATTCTACCAAATGCAGCACTCGCCAAACTCCTCCGAGTTGGTGACAAGGATGAGGTTACTTACTTGAACCTCCAGTCCTTCCTCAAGGTCCACTTCATCAAGGCGGCACCCAAGGCGTAAATACTCTAAAGTACTTACTAAAAAATATTGCAAATCAGTTCGGAAACCCGAAATGATTTACACTTTTGAATCATTATAAATGTATGCCCCACTTGTGGAACGAACTCTTTGATGAAATTTATTGCCTAAATCTCGCATCTCGTCCGGATCGAATGGACGGAATGAATCGCAAGTTCAAGTTCTTTGACTTGAATGTTCAACGAGTCGACGCTATTCCTGGAAAGATTGTACATGGATATTGGGATATGATCAGTAAAATACATGATTATCATACTAATGCAAATAACCTTGCATGTGCAATCAGTCATACATCCATTTGGAACCGTGCATTAGCGTCTGGACATAAGAAGGTTTTAATTCTTGAAGACGATGTGAGAATTCATCGTAATTCTGAAAAGATGACACGCGATTTCTTATCTGAAATTCCAAACGATTGGGATTTATTGTATTTTGGATACATTCCATTGGTTGCTAATGATCATCGTAAGTACGATACATCCCATGATCTTAACGTTTGGAGTTATCAAATTGTAGATGAGGTAAGAATTGGTAAACATTCAGCCAAAGCAAATCGTTTTTGGAATTGTTCTGGATATGCAATGAGTGAGCGTCTAATGAAACATATGGTAGATGTCTATGCAAGATCTTATCCAAAGGAACACGACCGATATTTGGTTGAAAATATTCAAACGTCTCCTGAGTGGAAATCGTATGCTGCGGTTCCTCAGATCGTAACTGGAGAGGACAGTCATTCAGATCTTATTGGAGGAATGTCAGATCATCACCATGAAAAATCCATTGATCGGCGATTCGCAAACTACTATGATTATGTTTAGACAGAGGATGTGATCCATTCATGAGGCATTTCCAAATAAAGGATCGTGCTAAAAAATGGCGATAATCGTCCATCCAATACCAATGCACGTTGTTTTGCATTATCTTTCAATGTCTTGGTTAAACGAACTAAAATTTGAGTCTTATCTGCAATAGGTTTGACCTTGATTTTACATGTTTTATTATGCCATCCACAGAGAGTAGACTTCTTACAAGTGTCTTTTTCCATCTGTCCACACGGTGTGCGAACCTTGTTCACAAACTGAACTGGTTCATCTACTGAAGACCAATATGCTTGAGAATTGAACCATTGTTTAAGATCCTTATGTAAAGTTGCTGTTTGATTTGCAATAGAGTTACGTAAGTCTTCATATTCATCCGTTTGAATATCCTTTGATAGTGAAAACAATAGAAATTCAAAGATTTCTGAGGAATAGGAAATTTCACTTGCAAGTTTCAAATCGGATGCATTAGGTTGTCCAGATACGAGTTCTTCTTCTGAATGATCATTTCGTATAGTGGATACTACCTCTTTTGCATCGTCAGACTTTTCAGAAGGTTCTTGACGAAATACTGCACGGAATCCAGACTCAAGAAGAAATTCAGAACTGTTTCCATCCACAGACTGTAATTCTTCTGTAACTTTAAATCCTGAATGGATAGTTGATTTCAAAAATTCTGAGAGTCGCGTACGAGTGGGTAATTCTTCATCTTTAATATCTGCATATCCTGATCGAACAGTTAACCCTACTGAAAAATTAACACTTACTGGTTCAATAGGCAATACAACTTCTTGTGGAACAAACACTGCCTGAACACGTTTGAATGGATCTAAAATGACTTGATACTGTGACATATTTTTTGCAACTACTTCTGAAATTGCGTTCTCAAATGTAGGAGTTTCACTAGAACACGCTTGACTGTGAAGAACTTGAAGCGTCTCTTTAGTTTCATCTGTAAACTTATTGATGTCTACTACGTAATCAAACTTGGATCCAACTTTACCAGTTCGTCTTTTTACGTTTCCAAGTACGTCTGTGTCTAATAACGCAATGGTTCGTGAAGTTGCTCTTGTTTTATCTGACCAAAATCCACATGTCATTGTATTGGTTTCAGTATTGATTCGCATTACTCTGCAATCTAAAATCCTCGTGACATATTCAATTTCTTCAATCGGTTTAAGTTTCTTTTCAACGTATGCTCTATTAATTCCATTTGTAATTCGTTCAGTCTCTGTATCTCCTTCACCTAAGTCTTTCCATGTTCTAAAGAATGAACATTGAACAATCTTTTCAGGCGCTTGTTCAGGTGTTGGAATATTTCGAGTATCATTCAGTAAAACTGGAAGCGTTTCACGAGGCAAACCAATTCCAATACGAAACATATCGGATGCAGACCCTTCAATTCGATTTCCTGGAACATTTTTTGCATAGTCTGTCTTAATATTGAGTCTCTTTGCAAGTTCATCTGATATATACCCAATTCTTAGTCCTGGAATCACTCCAGAAGTCAATACGTAATAATCATCCATCTTTGTTTTTGGAATAATGACTTCACTTCTAGATTCTGGTTTCTTATAGCAACAGGGGACTCGTTTTTTATTGGTTGTCTTTGCAGAGGGTTCCTTCCATCCTGGAAATTTAGACGCCTGTTCTCGTTTGATGACCGTAAATTCACGAACATCTTCCTTTTCAGTAATACGAACTTTTCCATCACAGACTGGACAATGTTGTCCATCTTCTTTCATAACAAGTTGTGATTCGCTCAATGGAAGTTCATCACGAATACACCAATATTGTGGACAGACCGCAATTCCTCCATCTAATATCAATTTTTCTGTAGAAGGCGCTTCTGAATAATTATACTCAGTTTGGATTCGCGCTTGGTCTTCATCTGTAAGTACTACGACTTGTTTGAGTTTTTCACATTTCTTTGGATAGTCTGAATCAAACATTTCAGGATCAAATTCATGAACACGATTATTGAAATAACTATGTGTGCCTACAGGTCCTGTAGTTTTTACTTTTACTTTTGTAGGTTGAGGAGCAGCAACCGATTGAGAGGGTTGAGGAGGAGTCTCTTCTAAATCTGCAAGTTGTTGAATCAAAAAGTCATCTAAATTAAATTCATCTTCCACCGCAAGAGTAGTAGGTGCAATTCCTGCAGTTGCTTCAATCGTTTCCATCTCACGAGGACAGACTTCATCTACTTCAGCTTTATTGGAGGTCAATACATATCGAAGTAAACTTGCATATTGAATCACTCTCTCCAAATTGGAAACAAACTTCACGATCACTTCTTTAGATGAGAAACTCACTACAGGATATCCACTCATTGCTTTTTCAAAATTAAAGTGCTCATCATTTTCAAGTTCTTGAACACGTTGTGTAAGAGCACGCGCTTCTTCTGGTGTAATATCTAATGCAGTTTGTAAATTAACTTCACCTGCTTGCAAAAGTGAATACGCGCGTAGTAACTGTGCAGAAACATCAAATTCACGATCCGAACGAAGTAACCTAAAGGTATCATCTTGGAAACTGAATACATCTTGTAGACACTTGAGACGACGAAGGTCAAATTCTGAGATCTCTTTTGCAAAAGAAGCAATCACGGATAAATCATTCAATTCCCAACGAGATAACTCCAAATCTGAAGACACAATGAATGGTTCAATAGCATCCATGGATTGAATCCACTTCAGTGCTGATTCCATCAACTCTTCTTTCGTCTCTTTGGAATCTTTTCCTCTCCAAACAGAGATCGTGATACTTTTATTCGTAATGGCAATACGATCAAACGATCCTCGGTCTTTGCCACGATAGAGCAATAATGTAGGAAGTCTTCGTTGAGGTTGAGTATTGGACATCCACGCTTTCCACAGTGGAACATCTATGTATGGTTTCTTAGTCTTGGGATCCTCTACATAAAACTTATGACGCATCGTTTCAGATTTTGAAGTAAAGAACGTAATCACTGGAGTTGTAGGAGACACTGTGAGACCGTAAAAAATTTGTTCAAACCGAGTTCGTGGTGCAGAAAACTTGGTGGAAATTAATGGAACATACCATTTTGCACGTAAGATAGATACGTGACTAGGTTCAGGTGATTTAAGTTGAAAAAGTTTACGAAGTTGATCATCGGATGCCTTGATTGGAACACGAAGACTTTCAATTGTATTTGGAGTAGTAGATTGAAAAAAGGGAAAGTAAATTTGCTTCACTTGATCAGATGTATCAGTTGAAAGTTCCTCTGCTTTGAATGAATACGCTTCTTCTGGATGAAGTGTTTCAAATAAGGATTGGCGATTTGGAAGTGGGCGAAATGCTTCAGCAAGAAATACATCTTTTGGAGGAATAGGTAGTATGATTGATTTGTCTACAGGAACTCCAAGAATTCTCCATTCCTTGAATGCATTCGGTGGATTAAACAGCAAAGCAACAGAAGGTTCAACCGATTCCCATTCTTCTCGTGTAACTCGTTGTGAAGTTACACCTGTTCCTGGTCTAGTTTGGGTCGTGTAGATATCCAACGCTTCTTTCGTAATCACATCTTTTCCATACGAGAGACGAAAAAAGAGTTCCATCCATCGTTTTGGATTGGAAGAGTAATAGGTTGAAGGTAGTTCCACTTGAATTTGAATAAATAATCGGTCTGGATGCGTTCCCTTTAAAAGGGCTATACGTTGTCGAATAAGTTCAATTGTGTCATCTGGAAAGAAAGACAGAATTGTAGATGTCCCTTCAAGGGGTAACTCCATTATAGTGTGGGGCGGTTCTTTTTAGATAGGTGAGTCCGAAATAACCATCCCACAATAGGGTGTGGGTTTTTGTGCATAATTGACTGAAGAATAGATTCCAATCTTTACAGCGTCGTGAAGAAGACGTCTAAAATTAGTCCAGAATTCTTGTGTATGCCCAATGGTTTCGGTCATTAAATGTGCCATTTCATGTAACATGACAAACATCACAGTATTTGAATCAATTAAAGGATAGGAAGGAGGTTTTGTTTTATCACGTAAACAGACAACAATCTTTTGACCTTTGTTTTCTGAATACGATGTATCTGAGGAAGACATATCATTTTCAACAAAGCAATCAGGATTGAATCGTGCTAAAAATCGCGCTACAGGTGGATCGGATGACAATCCCTTATCATTTGCATAGTGATCACGTAACTGTGTGAGTTTAGCGCAAATCTCTGCCATTCTTCGTACTGCTTCCTCTTTGTTGGGAAGGTTTTGAATTTCATACGTTTTTCCATCGGGTCCAGTCATTGGAGTGGTATTTCTAGGTCCTGCAAAGTAAGTCATCGCTAATGCAGCTGTGAGTCCAAGTGCAGCCGTAGGCAACATTATCTACTTATGAGAGTTTAAGCGGAAAGTCCTTCCAGTGAGCGACCAGACTTGAACGGGTCTGGGTCAATGGTTGTCTGTAAGAAGGGACCAACCTTGCTTTGAGGGTTAGGAACCTCAGAACGGATATCGTATGTTGGGTTTCTATTGGTCTGGGCAATTCCAATCACGTTGATGTTGGAGTGGTATCCAGACTGAAGGAAGTTCTGTCCCTTCAAGTCCTCACCGCTTGCAGGGTTGACGGCAGCCCATGAAGCGCCCATGCTTCCCTTAGGGAGGAGTTCAGAAGAATCCAAGGTTGTCTCTTGGTAGGTTTGCTGAGAGGCAGGGGTGCGTCCCTGAAGTCCCTCGGCAGATGCTGCATTGCCTCCTACACTATGAGGAAGTCCCATGGAAGGACCCGAGTTAGACATGGGTGCAGTGGGACCTGTGCCACCGAGCTCCTCTGCACGGTCAAGCAAAGTTCCCTTTCCACTACTGTAGGAAGTAAAAAGAGTATAAAGGATAACTACACCGGCAAGAACCATACCCAGGCGAACAAGTTTAGGTTGCGTGAGCTTCATGATATGTTTATACTGACGGAAAGACAAATTTCACAATGACAAACTTCTTGAATCCTCTCATTCACGACATACTTGAAAAATTGAGGTCTCCAGAAATTCAATCGTCCCTTGAAACACAACTTCTGCAACCTCTTATAACACGAATTTTAAACATTCTTTATCCCTACATCCTTGGCGTCATGCTTCTCTGGTTGATGATGTTCGTCTGCCTTGCTCTCATTTTGTTGATTCTCATACGGGGTAGTTTGGGTGATATCCTCCTTCGGAAATAGTAACTCCACGAGTGCAGGTCTACGAAGTTCCCAAAATCCAACAATGCCTCGTTTCTTTGCTTCATCACGAAGTTGATGAATCGTCATCTTTTCAACTTTCATTTCAATAGGCAATTCAGGAAGTGAAAGTAGATGAATTAGTTCTTCTTTCGTTTTGACATAATACAGTTTAATACGTCGTGTCTTGGCGATCAATTTAAGATCAGATAAATACATGGATTGATAGTTGATTTGCTGCATGGTAACTATTTTACAATTTTGTTGGACCCCAAAAATCCATTTTGGACGTCTCCGTTTTTTTCCAACCTCAAACACAAGTATGAAGCGAACCACTGCCCTCATCGCGTTTTTTATTGCTGCCCTCCTCGCAGGACTTTTTGTAAATTCAACCCTCCTCGCCTCCTCTCCTGCGATCAAGGAGAAGTTCATGCAACGAGAGAAGGGAATGCCTCTAGACACACAACCAGTTGAGGGATATTCAGGATTGTCTCCTTTGCTCGGAAGCGAACCAAAACCTACTCCGCTCCACCCTTATGACCAAACCGATGACGCCCAATTATATCAATTCGCAAAAAACAAGCAAGGTGCAGACTGCTGCCCATCTCCCTTTTCAGGTGACCTTGGATGTATTTGCTTGACTGCCGAGCAAAAGTCTTTGTTTGGATCTCGTGGTGGAAATAGATCCGCTTAAACATTCTATACCTCTAAACTCAAATGATCACCGATTTGGATATTGATTTGAGTGATGATGATATTAAGTGTGTTGAACCTTTTTTAATAACTCTCTTTACAACTGGAATTGTCTCAATCCTTTACTATGTACTTCAATCTAAGTTAGGTC